AGCAGTAAGGGGCATACCCCGCGCGAAGCGAAGGATAACCTGAAGTCCACGCAGTTGCTGAGTGTGATCGATGCCATCAGCGAAGGGCCGGTTGAAGGTCCGGTGGATGGATTAAAAAGCGTGCTGCTGAACAGTACGCCGGTGCTGGACAGTGAGGGGAATACCAATATCTCCGGTGTCACGGTGGTGTTCCGTGCAGGTGAGCAGGAGCAGACACCGCCGGAGGGATTTGAATCCTCCGGCTCCGAGACGGTGCTGGGTACGGAAGTGAAGTACGACACGCCGATTACCCGGACCATCACGTCTGCAAACATCGACCGTCTGCGCTTTACCTTCGGTGTGCAGGCACTGGTGGAAACCACCTCAAAAGGGGGGACCCGAATCCGTCGGAAGTCCGCCTGCTGGTTCAGATACAACGTAACGGTGGCTGGGTGACGGAAAAAGACATCACCATTAAGGGAAAAACCACCTCACAGTATCTGGCCTCGGTGGTGGTGGGTAACCTGCCGCCGCGCCCGTTCAGTATCCGGATGCGCAGGATGACGCCGGACAGCACTACAGACCAGCTGCAGAACAAAACGCTCTGGTCGTCATACACCGAAATCATCGATGTGAAACAGGGCTACCCGAACACGGCACTGGTCGGTGTACAGGTGGACTCGGAGCAGTTCGGCAGCCAGCAGGTGAGTCGTAATTATCATCTTCGCGGGCGCATTCTGCAGGTGCCGTCGAACTATAACCCGCAGACGCGGCAATACAGCAGTATCTGGGACGGAACGTTTAAACCGGCATACAGCAACAACATGGCCTGGTGTCTGTGGGATATGCTGACCCATCCGCGCTACGGCATGGGGAAACGTCTTGGTGCGGCGGATGTGGATAAATGGGCGCTGTATGTCATCGGCCAGTACTGCGACCAGTCAGTGCCGGACGGCTTTGGCGGCACGGAGCCGCGCATCACCTGTAATGCTTACCTGACAACACAGCGTAAGGCGTGGGATGTGCTCAGTGATTTCTGCTCGGCGATGCGCTGTATGCCGGTATGGAACGGGCAGACGCTGACGTTCGTGCAGGACCGACCGTCGGATAAGGTGTGGACCTATAACCGCAGTAATGTGGTGATGCCGGATGATGGCGCGCCGTTCCGCTACAGCTTCAGCGCCCTGAAAGACCGCCATAATGCCGTTGAGGTGAACTGGATTGACCCGAACAACGGCTGGGAGACGGCGACAGAGCTTGTGGAGGACACGCGGGCCATTGCCCGTTACGGTCGTAATGTCACGAAGATGGATGCTTTTGGCTGTACCAGCCGGGGGCAGGCACACCGCGCCGGGCTGTGGCTGATTAAAACAGAACTGCTGGAAACGCAGACCGTGGACTTCAGCGTGGGCGCAGAAGGGCTTCGCCATGTGCCGGGCGATGTCATTGAAATCTGTGATGATGACTATGCCGGTATCAGCATCGGCGGGCGCGTGCTGGCGGTAAACAGCCAGACCCGGACGCTGACGCTCGACCGTGAAATCACTCTGCCATCCTCCGGTACCACGCTGATAAGCCTGGTTGACGGAAGTGGCAATCCGGTCAGCGAGGAGGTTCAGTCCGTCACCGACGGCGTGAAGGTGAAAGTGAGCCGTGTTCCTGACGGCGTTGCTGAATACAGCGTGTGGGGGCTGAAGCTGCCGACGCTGCGCCAGCGCCTGTTCCGCTGCGTGAGTATCCGTGAGAACGACGACGGCACGTATGCCATCACTGCCGTGCAGCATGTACCGGAAAAGAAGCCATCGTGGATAACGGGGCGCACTTTGACGGCGACCAGAGCGGCACGGTGAATGGTGTCACACCGCCAGCGGTGCAGCACCTTACCGCCGAAGTCACCGCAGACAGCGGGGATATCAGGTACTGGCCCGCTGGGACACGCCGAAGGTGGTGAAGGGCGTGAGCTTCATGCTTCGCCTGACCGTGGCAGCGGACGACGGCAGTGAGCGGCTGGTCAGCACAGCCCGGACAACGGAAACCACATACCGCTTCAGACAACTGGCGCTGGGGCGTTATATGCTGACGGTCCGGGCGGTAAATGCCCGGGGGCAGCAGGGTGATCCGGCGTCGGTATCGTTCCGGATTGCGGCACCGGCAGCGCCTGTCACTATTGAACTGATACCGGGGTATTTTCAGATAACGGCAGTCCCGCGTCTTGCGGTGTATGACCCGACGGTGCAGTTTGAGTTCTGGTTCTCGGAAAATCAGATTACGGATATCCGGCAGGTTGAAACCACAGCCCGCTATCTCGGTACGGCGATGTACTGGACAGCTGCCAGTATTAATATCAGGCCGGGCCATGATTATTACTTTTATATCCGCAGTGTGAACATCGTCGGTAAATCAGCGTTTGTGGAAGCTGTCGGCCAGCCGGTTAATGATGCTGAGGTGTATCTCAATTTTTTTGAAGGGAAAATAAACAGCACCCTGCTGGGGCAGGAGCTGAACGATCGTATTAATGCCTCGGCATTGCGCAGTGAAGTTGAGCAACTGGAGGATGAGATCAATCAGCAGATAGAGAGTGATATTGCTGAAGTGACCCAAAAAATCGGGGAGACAGAAAACAGCCTCACGCAGCTGGTTGCGAAAAAAAATGATGAGCTGTCACTGGGTATATCACAGGTGAGCCAGAGAGTGGATAACGTCAGCAGCGAACTCACGCAGACGGTCAGTCAGAGTAATGAGGAGAATGCACGCCAGATAGCGCAGGTTCGCCAGTATGTGGATCAAAAAAGCAGTGAAATCATGACGACAACGGACCAGAAGCTGGGAGATCAGGAGGCCACCATCCAGCAGATACAAAAGGTTCAGACGGACACCAGTAATAACCTGAACAGTATGTGGGCCGTGAAACTGCAGCAGATGCAGGATGGTCGCCTTTATATTGCGGGTATCGGTGCCGGTATTGAGAACACCCCCGACGGCATGCAGAGTCAGGTGCTGCTGGCGGCAGACAGGATTGCGATGATTAATCCTGCAAATGGCAACACAAAACCGATGTTTGTTGGTCAGGGTGATCAGATATTCATGAATGAAGTGTTCCTGAAATATCTGACGGCTCCCACCATTACCAGCGGCGGTAATCCTCCTGCATTTTCCCTGACACCGGACGGAAAGCTGACCGCTAAAAATGCCGATATCAGCGGTAACGTGAATGCGAACTCCGGGACGCTCAACAACGTCACGATAAATGAGAACTGTCAGATTAAGGGGAAACTGTCAGCCAATCAGATTGAAGGCGATATTGTCAAAACGGTGGGAAAATCCTTTCCGAGAAATGGCAGTTATGCCAGCGGTACAATAACGGTCACTGTGTACGATGACCAGGCTTTTGACCGTCAGATAGTAATCCCACCCGTTCTGTTTCGCGGTGGTAAGCATGAAAACTTTAACAGCAACAACCAACAGTCATACTGGTACTCAACCTGTAAGCTGCAGGTGCTGAAGAACGGACAGGAAATCTTTCAGCAACCCGCGACGGATGTCAGCAGGGTATTTTCATCCGTCATCGATATGCCTGCCGGACACGGGCATGTCACCCTGACTTTCAATGTTTCTTCATATGGTGCTAATAACTGGACGCCAACGACCAGTATCAGCGACCTTCTTGTTGTCGTGATGAAGAAATCAACAGCCGGTATCAGTATCAGCTGAATTTTATAACCCCAATACGGGCGCCAGAAATGGCGCTTTTTTATTGCAGAAAAGCGAGAGGTAATTATGCGTAAATTATGTGCTGTTATTCTGTCTGCAGTAGTCTGGCTGGTCGCCGCTGGTACGCCAGCGAGTGCAGCAGAGCATCAGTCCACACTAAGCGGCGGGTATCTTCAGTCCCATACTGATATGCCCGGAAACGATGACCTGAAGGGCATTAACGTGAAATACCGTTATGAATTTACGGACACGCTGGGGCTGGTGACGTCATTCAGCTATGCAGGAGACAAGAATCGCCAGCTGACCCGTTACAGTGATACCCGCTGGCATGAAGATTCCGTTCGTAACCGCTGGTTCAGCGTAATGGCGGGGCCGTCTGTGCGCGTGAATGAATGGTTCAGCGCGTATGCGATGGCGGGTGTGGCTTACAGCCGTGTATCGACTTTCTCCGGGGATTATCTCCGCGTAACTGACAATAAGGGGAAAACGCACGATGTGCTGACCGGAAGTGATGACGGTCGCCGCAGCAACACGTCTCTGGCGTGGGGAGCTGGCGTGCAGTTTAACCCGACCGAATCCGTGGCTATTGATGTCGCTTATGAAGGCTCCGGCAGTGGCGACTGGCGCACTGACGGTTTCATCGTGGGTGTCGGTTATAAATTCTGATTAGCCAGGTAACACAGTGTTATGACAGCCCGCCGGTTCAGGCGGGCTTTTTTGTGGGGTGAATATGGCAGTAAAGATTTCAGGTGTCCTGAAGGACGGAGCGGGTGAGCCTGTCGTAAACTGTGCGATTGAATTGCGTGCCAGAAGAACCAGTCCGACAGTTGTGGTTAATATTGTGGCAACCTGTCTTACGGGAAGTGATGGCGGGTATACTATTAATGCTGAGCCGGGATTTTATGATGTATTTTTGTCCCGCTCAGGGCATCCTCCTGTAAAGGCGGGGGAAATTTATGTTGCACCGACAGATGAGCCGGATACGCTGAATGCTTTTCTGGATGCACCAAAGGAGGGTGATTTACGCCCTGAGGTAATGAAGCGTTTTGAGGAAATGATAAATACCGTTTTTCGCTTGTCTGAGCAGGTGGTCAGTGACAGGGAGAGAGCAGAAACAGCTGCTGATGATGCAATCAATGCAGCAACATCTGCGGCGGTTAGTAAGGATGAGGCAGAAGAGCTAAAAAATCAGACACAGCAGAGCGCCGAAGCTGCAGCCGGAAACGCACAGCAGACGGCACAGGATGTGACGACAACCGCAACGGCCCGTGATGATGCGGAACGTTTTGCGGGTGAGGCAGAAAACAGCGCACAGTCATCAGGCACATCGCGGGATGAATCAGTCGATGCCGCCGAACGTGCCCGCCTTTATCATAATGCCGCATCATCAGCTGCAACCAGCGCGGAAAATGCAGCAAATGCTGCACTCGGGCATGAAAACAGCGCCGCTGAATACGCCCGACAGGCTAAAGCCAGCCAGGATGCAGGTGCAGACAATGCGCAGGAAGCGAAACAGTACAGGGATGAGGCGCAGCAGATAGTTGATGACCTGAATGCAACAAATGCCTCCACGACAGAAAAAGGTCTGGTGCAACTGTGTAGTGATACGGACAACGACAGCGAGGAACTGGCTGCCACGCCAAAGGCTGTCAAAACCGTCATGGACGAGACGAAACAAAAGCGCCACTGGACAGCCCGGCCTTCACCGGCACCCCAACCACCCCAACCCCACCGGATGATGCCGCCGGTCTGGAAGCAGCGAACGCAGCGTTTGTGCGCAAACTGCTTGCTGCGCTGGTTGGCTCATCGCCGGAAGTTCTGGACACCCTGAACGAGCTGGCAGCGGCGCTGGGCAATGACCCGAACTTTGCGACGACAATCACAAACGCGCTGGCAGGCAAACAACCGCTTAATGACGTCTTAACGGCAATCAGCGCACTGACGCAACGGGCAGATAATCTTCTGTACTTCAATACAGACGGGAATGCCTCACTGTCTCTGCTGTCAGAGAAGGGCCGCGCATTGCTGGCGCATGACACGGCTGAAGCCATGCGCACGGAGCTTGAGCTGAGCGCGGCTGCGACGATGGAACCCCAGAGTGATATCCGTGACCGCACACCGGGCAGGCTGGCCCTGTCCGGGATGTATGGGTTTGGACAGGCATTCACCAGCGCCGAAGCTCTGTCATTTAACGGACAGGCTGATTTCGTTATATGGCTGCAGACAGTCACCCCGGGGCGTTATGCGGTCAGTATTGCGGACTCCTCCACGCTGCTGGTGGGCACCACGAAATTTAACGGTATCATTGATGTGATGTGGTCACCCTCTGATAACGATGGTTCAGACTCAGCGCGTAAATTCAAAACGCTGCTGTACTACAACCAGTATTACGAGGATGAGCACAGCATACATTGTATGCGTTATCGCTACAGTGGTAACAGCTGGAATGCAACATCAAGCCTTATTGTGTATGACGGCAACTCCCTGGCATATCTGATGTCCTCAACCGCCGGTAATGGTCCGTTCTCATATTACCAATACCCGGCCGTCGGTGTGCCGATTATGGCGGTATATCAGGGAGAAAGTTTTGGTGAAAATGCTTCTCTGGGACTCGGTGATACTGTGCCGGGTTCCCGTCTTGGTCCTCTGGCCATGAGTGCACAGGTTAGTGATACAGGGACATACGCATCCTCACCGCAGGTTGTGATTGGCGGTGCCGGTGAATACAACTTCCCCGGTCGTTACACGGCGCTTTCGGGCCTGGGTAACAATTATGGTACTCAGCGTGGCTTTATCGGTCTTTTTGTACGCATTGAGTAATGAGGAAATCAGGCATGAAAATCAGAGCGGTGAAAGGTATCAGAAACGCACATTATCTTGAAAATGGTGCGGTTGACTGCGAGGTGTTATTTGAAGGTGAAACGGAGTTTGCCCTGTATACCGCCATACAGGATGACACGGCCCCGACAGGCCAGCACATCTGGCAGGAGCTGCAAAGCGGGAAATGGGGCGAAATCGCCCCGTTCACTGTCACGCCTGAACTTATTGCAGCGGCAAAGGATGCCAAAAGGCGGGAAATTGAGGCATGGCGCGACAGTCAGGAAAACGTTGAGTTTATTTTCACGTTTGATGGCCGTCGTTTTGATGGCGGAAAAACCTCGCAGTCACGCCTTGCGCCCGTGGTTGCAACAGCGCAGGCCGGACTGCTTCCGGATGGTTTTTTCTGGACTGATGCGGATAATAACAACGTCGTACTGACCAGGGAGAAACTTATTGCGCTGAACGATGCCATGATGGTGGCCATGGTGGCGGAGGGCTTTAAAATCCACGAACGCCAGCGCGAGATGAAGGAACAACTGAATAATCTGGATGATTTGCGTTCAATCAGAGCGTTTGACGTGACGTAATTGGTAGGTTGCGTCATGTTGAATTGTTACTCTTAGTTACAAATAGAAAAGCCTCTGACTTCACAATCAGAGGCTTTTTTGAAATGCACGTGCATTTTGCGTGTATATTTTTGTCTTTTTTAAGTCCGCTTACTGTCTGGTCAGTGTCCGTAAGTGGCTGTTTTTATTGCCGCTGTCCGGTTGCAGTCCTATCAAAAGTGGTGGAGCTGGCGGGAGTTGAACCCGCGTCCGAAATTCCTACATACCATTTTTACTATAACAAAAACATGAACTTATGTTTAAAATCAGTATGTTAGTATTATTTTGTGTTTGTCTGTTTTACGCATTTTTAATGCTCTGCCGCCAAAATGCCGCCACTGGTTTTGCTTGGGAGACTTATTCAGGCTTTAATTTATTGATAATAGAATCTACCATTTTAATGCCTGCCTCATTGACTATGACTGAATTGACTACTCTATCAAAATAGTCTTCTATATGGTGGGAAAATAGGAAAGCAGCACTTGATGGTTTTTTGTTCTTTTCAACAGCAGATTGCAAGACTTCATGAGGCGGAATTTTAAACCTTTTGCATGATGCAATGAGATATTCAAACTCTTCAAATGATAGACAAAAAATATTCTCTGTAGGGATATGATAGTTATGTTTAAACTTGTCATATATCTTATTCATCTCATCTTTAGCATAAGTATTAGCTAGGATACTACCATTGCCTAAGAAAAGGTTTTTATATGTAATGCAAATGATATATGAGTTAGCCCTGAATGGAGCTATTATTCGCTCATTAGAGTATATTTCTCGATTAACTTCGTGAGATTGTTCGATTGCTTTTAATACCGATTTCTTTATTTTTCCTGCAATATCCTCAGGGCGTAATGTTACCATGCCTTTTTGGTGTATCTCAACGCCTTTAGCATCAATGAAAATATTTGCCTCAGTATGTGGAATGAAATAATCAACTACTTTATTATCTTTAGGTAGTCGTTCTTTAAGGTATTTTTCGTTATGAAAATCAATTTCGCTTTCTTTTAGTATTAATTCCAGTGCATTTTCAAATACATTTCCAAAGCTATCCATGAACTTCTCGGCATCAGTTCTTCTTAAAAGATCATATATGAACGTCTGTATGCTTGTTGAAGTCAGTTGTGTGTGTATCTGAAAATACTCTGAACCTTTTTTTATTAATGGTTTTTCAAGGAAAGGTGATGATGAGTAGTATTCAAGCAAAGGTTTATCATAGGTTTTTGATTTGCAAAATGTAGATAGTTCATTGTAATTTATTGATATTGCATCAAGAAATTTCTCAATGGTATTTCTAGGAATGATGTCAAATAATATAGTAAATGTATCTACATTCATTTTTCTCACGGGATGCTCTTCTGTTATGTGAGTTATTAATATGTAAGATAGCTTAAGAAAGTCTTCGATAGATACATTCGTGATAGTAAAAAAACTTGTCTTTATTTTATGGTTTTTTTCAAGTTCTGAAAATAGAAAGACTTGTCTGCTAATTGTGTTTAGAGCGTCAATTTTCTGGTAGATTCCTTGTTGGTATAGATTATTTCTAATGAAGAAATGCATGCCATTCTTCCTCTCAAGACCGATAGGAATAATGTTCAAGGTTTCATAAGTTTTTTGGAAGAGTTTTATTGCTTGATTTTTATCGAGGATTTTGAATTTTTTATTCTTGCCAGTTACTGACGCAGACCACTTTAGACATAAATTAACAATCCAAGGCATGTGTCGTAACATGTGGATATTATCTTCAAATTTTTGTAAGTTATATTGCATACAGAATTCGATAAATAAATCAGGGGAATAACCTTGGATTTCTGAACGAATAGCATCCATTCTTAACTTTGCAACCGCATCAGATTGAATATCTAATTTTTGAATCACAATAGGTCTCCACTACAAATTATAAAGAGGATTTTTAGTCACCGCGTCTTCAAGGTGATCGGGCGAAAAGTGGGCGTAAATCATGGTCATTTTTATATCGGCATGACCCAAAATATCACGCAGTACCAGTATGTTTCCGCCGTTCATCATAAAGTGACTGGCGAATGTATGGCGAAGCACGTGGGTGCATTGGCCCTCCGGTAGGTCAATACCGGCCCGCTTTACTGCCCGCTCAAAGGCTTTTCTGCATGGCGTGAATAACTTTCTTCTGTTTTTGGGGAGTTCATCATACAGATCCTGAGATATCGGCACAGTACGGTTTTTCTTGCCTTTTGTTTTTGTATAAGTAATTCGGTATTTCGATATTTGATGGCCCTGCAGATTTTCGGCTTCACTCCACCGTGCGCCAGTAGCCAGGCATATTTTTGCAATCATTAGTAAGCTAGGGCTTTGAGATTCAGCACATGCCGCCAACAGGCGCTTGATTTCGTCCGTGGAAAGAAAAGCCAGCTCACCTTCGGCAATTTTGAAGGTCGGAAGTCCTGCCAGCGGGTTTGGTGCTGACCAGTGTCCTAGTTTTTTTAATGTACCGAACACAGATGATAGATTGCGCTGTTCAAGGTTTACCGTGCGGGGCTTAACGGGCGACATCAGCGTGCCATCTTCATTTCGCACTTCACCTTTTAGCCGTGCTTCGCGGTATTTCGTAAAGTCACCGGCAGTCAGCTCTGAAGCGATGGGATCGCCCAGACCATTACAGATAATTCCAAGTTTCGCCATGAGTCGCTTGGGGTCTGCGAGTGTTTGACCATACAGGGAATACCACAGCTCAATTAATTCTGATAGGTGTCGCCGATCTTCCTTTTCTCCCAGCCAAGGTTTCTTGTTTACCTCGTCCATGGTGAAATTCTCAAACGCAATGGCTTCGCCTTTCGTCGCAAATTGTTTGCGTACGCGTTTGCCATCTCGCCCGTTTGGGTAGCATTCACATAACCACTTTCCGTTCGGCTGTTTTCTGATGGTCATATCAAAGGCTCTTAATGATTTTCAGTGCGCGGCCTATTACCTCAATGTCATCCAGTTCGCACTCAAACGATGAATCATCCTGATGCACTACTAATCTGTTTCCCGGGAGTCGTGTCAATTTTACAATGCTTTTTATCCCGTCGATGTCCACTAACCACGTACCATTTACTGGTGGTGTTTGGTTGCGATCTATTAAATAAGAATCACCAGAAGTAGTCACCAGCAGCAGGTTGCTTGAGTCTGAGGGGAGTATGCTGCTATCAATGATTGCTTTTCCAGCATCGATCAGCAAACCTCCGTTGAGAGTTGCCTTGTCAATTTCAGGAGATACAAGCTCCGAAAGAGGTTTAACTTTGCTAGAGTTCACGGAATTGATATTTTTTTTAGGGTCAATGTTTGAACCTGGATCGCCCTGTCCGGTAGTTAGCCACAGTAAAGAAACTCCTGTTTCCAAAGCGCACTGAATCACCCATTCTGCAGGAAAACTATCTCTTAAGTATCTGTTTGCCATAGTGCTTTTTGATGCGCCCAAGTGATCGCAAAGTTGCTGTCTGGACTTGAAATCATAGGCTGCCATTAGCCTATGGATAGCCTCTCTTCCCCCTGTATTCTCGCCAGCTTTTACTTGTATCATTTTTTAATCCTGTTGACGTATCAAATATTGGATCGTAGTATCTTGGTGTATCAAATATTGAATCAAATAAAACAAGATAAAACGACGTAAACCAAACCTTAATCGAGAGATACTGCACTATGAGCAACGACATTTCAATTCGTGTACCAAAAGTGATGGCGACACCAGCTGAGTTCGCGGAATGGGAAGGCCGCTCTCGCGGTTCGGTATATCAAATGATTCATAATGGTAAACTCGCTAAATTCTTGGAAAGAAAAGAAAAACCGAAAGACAGAGTATGTATACGTTACCTTGAGTACAAAAAGGAACAAGTCAGGAAAAACATGGGCCAATCCAATTTCAACTTTAATGTCATCGTTGGTGACTAAGTTCAATTATGAGAACTTTCTAAGGGGGCAGCATGTTTGATTACAAGATTTCCAAACATCCGCATTTTGATGAAGCCTGTAGAGCTTTTGCACTACGTCACAATATGGCAAAGCTGGCAGAACGTGCAGGAATGAATGTTCAGACACTGCGAAACAAACTCAATCCAGAGCAACCGCATCAGCTCACCGCACCAGAAATCTGGTTGCTTACCGATCTGACTGAAGATTCAACGTTGGTAGACGGTTTTCTGGCACAGATTCATTGTCTGCCATGTGTTCCGATTAATGAGGTGGCAAAAGAGAAACTGCCGCATTACGTCATGAGTGCAACTGCAGAGATCGGGCGTGTTGCTGCAGGTGCGGTATCTGGCGATGTAAAAACCAGTGCAGGTCGTCGTGATGCTATCAGCAGCATTAACTCTGTAACACGACTGATGGCGCTGGCGGCTGTTTCATTGCAGGCCCGTTTACAGGCTAATCCTGCGATGGCAAGTGCAGTTGATACTGTAACTGGCCTCGGTGCGTCATTCGGTTTGCTGTGAGGTGCTTATGCTGACGAAAGAACCATCATTTGCATCGCTGCTGGTAAAACAAAGCCCGGCAATGCACTACGGTCACGGCTGGATCATGGGGGAGGATGGTAAACGCTGGCATCCGTGCCGTTCACAAGATGAATTGCTGGCAGAACTATCTACGAAAAAACGGGGGAACAAATGGCTATTGAAGGCGCTGCGGCGACTGTTCCATTAAGCCCCGGTGAACGCCTGAATGGACTTAACCATATTGCGGAGTTAAGGGCGAAAGTATTTGGCCTGAATATTGAGTCAGAGCTTGAGCGGTTTATTAAAGATATGCGTGATCCACGGGATATCAATAACGAACAAAATAAACGGGCACTGGCTGCTATATTCTTTATGGCAAAAATTCCAGCTGAACGTCATAGCATCAGCATTAATGAGCTGACCACTGACGAAAAGCGGGAGTTGATTAAAGCAATGAATCATTTTCGTGCAGTGGTGAGCTTATTTCCCAGACGGCTAACCATGCCGAATTAACCAACTAATGAAATTAATGGCGTAAACCCGCCGGGTATCCCTTTATCTAAATTCAGGAGAATTGATTATGCGTAATATTGAAACCCTCACGACTAAAACCGGACCGGATGATGCAGGGCTTAATATTTTACTGACAGAGGCTCGTCTGGAAGAACGCCGGGCAAGGGCTGAAGCAATGGCAGCTCGCCTTGATAGCCTGGCGTGTCATATCACATCCCGCCAGCTAAACCACGTCGAAGCAGCAGAACTACTGCGTGTAACTGCTGAAGCAATCCAGAACGAAGCGCAGGAGATCCACTAATGGCTGATGCAATGGATCTTGTACAGCAGCGCGTTGAAGAAGAACGCCAGCGCCATATCCGTGCTGCCCGTGCCAAAACGCCGGGCGTGTCCCGCGTGCTTTGCATTGAGTGTGAAGCGCCAATTCCGCCAGCACGCCGCCGCGCCATTCCAGGTGTGCAGCTTTGCATTACCTGTCAGGAAATCGCAGAACTGAAAGGCAAACATTACAACGGAGGTGCTGTATGAGCACCATCCTGAAATGGGCGGGAAATAAAACCGCCATTATGTCCGAACTGAAAAAACACCTTCCTGCTGGCCCGCGACTGGTTGAACCTTTCGCGGGTTCCTGTGCTGTGATGATGGAGACGGATTACCCCAGCTATCTGGTTGCGGATATTAATCCTGATTTAATCAACCTCTATAAAAAGGTTGCCGCTGATTGTGAATCGTTTATATCTCGCGCCAGAGTTTTATTTGAGATCGCAAACAGGGAGGTGGCTTATTACAACATAAGGCAGGAGTTTAATTACTCCACTGAAATTACTGATTTCATGAAAGCGGTATATTTCCTGTATCTCAATCGTCACGGTTACCGTGGTTTATGTCGCTATAACAAGAGCGGGCATTTCAACATTCCCTACGGTAATTATAAAAATCCGTATTTCCCTGAAAAAGAAATTCGCGCATTTGCAGAAAAAGCCCAGCGGGCAACGTTTATCTGCGCCAGCTTTGATGAAACGCTGGCGATGTTGAAGGCGGGGGATGTGGTGTATTGCGATCCGCCGTATGACGGCACGTTTTCCGGTTATCACACTGACGGCTTCACTGAAGATGACCAGTATCACCTGGCATCCGTTCTTGAACATCGGTCATCAGAAGGACATCCGGTCATTGTTTCTAACAGTGACACATCCCTGATCCGTTCGCTGTATCGCAATTTTACTCACCACTACATCAAGGCAAAACGCAACATCGGTGTGGCAGCTGGCGAGGGTAAATCAGCAACAGAAATCATTGCTGTTTCCGGGCCGCGCTGCTGGGTGGGATTTGATTATTCGCGTGGCGTGGACAGTTCTGCCGTGTACGGAGTACGTGCATGAGTCATGCCGATATGAACAACTGCTGCGGCTTTAACGAGGCTACCGCAGCATTCTCATGGAACAGCCCGAAAAAGGCCATTAACCCTTATCTGGACCCGGCGGAAGTTGCGCCGGTTTCTGCGCTTTCAAACCTGATCACTCTGTACGCTGCCGATAACGAGCAGGAACAACTGCGCCGTGAGGCACTGAGTGATCAGGTCTGGGAGCGTTATTTCTTTAATGAATCCCGTGATCCTGTCCAGCGCGAAATGGAGCAGGATAAGCTAATTAGCCGGGCAAAGCTGGCGCATGAGCAGCAGCGTTTTAATCCAGACATGGTCATTCTGGCGGATGTCAACGCCCAGCCTTCCCATATCAGCAAGCCGCTGATGCAACGTATTAAATACTTCAGCAACCTGGGCAGGCCAAAGGCTTATTCCCGCTATTTGCGTGAGACGATTAAGCCATGCTTGGAACGACTGGAGCATGTACGCGACAGCCAGCTATCTGCATCTTTTCGTTTTATGGCAAGCCATGAAGGGCTGGACGGTCTGCTGATCCTGCCTGAAATGAGTCAGGATCAGGTGAAACGCCTGTCCACCCTTGTCGCTGCGCATATGAGCATGTGTCTTGATGCCGCTTGTGGTGATTTGTACGCCTCCGATGATGTTAAGCCGGAAGAAATCCGCAAGACATGGGAAAAGGTGGCAGCAGAAACCCTGCGACTGGATGTCATACCGCCTGCGTTTGAGCAACTCCGCCGGAAAAGAAACCGCCGCAAACCTGTGCCCTATGAACTCATTCCGGGTTCGCTGGCGCGTATGCTGTGCGCCGACTGGTGGTATCGGAAATTATGGAAGATGCGTTGCGAATGGCGGGAAGAGCAGTTGCGTGCTGTCTGTCTGGTCAGCAAAAAAGCATCTCCCTATGTCAGCTATGAAGCCGTGATGCATAAACGTGAGCAGCGCCGTAAGTCGCTGGAGTTTTTCCGTTCTCATGAACTGGTGAACGAAGACGGCGACACGCTGGACATGGAGGATGTGGTAAACGCCAGCAGCAGCAACCCTGCGCATCGCCGCAATGAGATGATGGCCTGTGTTAAAGGCCTGGAGCTTATCGCGGAAATACGCGGTGACTGCGCCGTTTTCTACACCATCACCTGTCCGTCACGTTTCCATTCCACGCTAAATAACGGCAGGCCCAACCCGACCTGGACAAATGCGACGGTAAGACAAAGCAGTGATTATCTGGTTGGCATGTTTGCTGCATTTCGTAAGGCGATGCACAAAGCCGGATTGCGCTGGTATGGCGTGCGGGTGGCTGAGCCGCATCATGACGGTACAGTTCACTGGCACCTGTTGTGTTTTATGCGCAAAAAAGATCGCCGCGCCATTACTGCTTTGTTGCGTAAGTTTGCCATTCGTGAAGACCGCGAGGAGCTGGGGAATAACACGGGACCACGCTTTAAGTCTGAGTTGATTAACCCGCGCAAAGGAACGCCGACAAGCTACATCGCGAAATATATCAGTAAGAACATTGACGGGCGTGGTCTGGCTGGCGAGATCAGCAAGGAAACGGGTAAATCCCTGCGTGATAACGCTGAATACGTGAATGCCTGGGCGTCTCTGCATCGTGTTCAGCAATTCCGCTTCTTTGGCATTCCGGGGCGTCAGGCTTACCGTGAACTGCGATTGCTGGCTGGTCAGGCGGCAAGGCAACAGGGTGACAAAAAAGCAGGTGCGCCGGTACTGGATAACCCGCGCCTTGATGCAATCCTGGCTGCTGCTGATGCTGGTTGTTTTGCCACCTACATCATGAAGCAGGGCGGCGTACTGGTTCCCCGTAAATATCACCTCATCAGAACCGCTTATGAAATCAACGAAGAGCCAACCGCCTATGGCGATCACGGTATTCGTATTTATGGCATCTGGTCACCCATTGCAGAGGGCAAGATCTGCACTCATGCAGTGAAGTGGAAAATGGTTCGTAAGGCCGTTGACATTCAGGAGGCGGCAGCCGACCAGGGCGCTTGCGCCCCTTGGACTCGTGGCAATAACTGTCCCCTTGCTGAAAATTTGAACCAACAGGAGAAAGATAAATCAGCTGATGGGGGCCCCAGAACGGACTTTACCCGCATGGATGACAAGGAGTTGCACGATTACCTGCACAGTATGAACAAAAAGGGGCGCCGGGAACTGGCTGCAAGGTTACGTCTGGTGAAACCGAAACGGCGTAGAGACTACAAACAGCGAATTACAGACCATCAACGACAGCAGCTCGTCTATGAACTGAAATCCAGAGGATTTGATGGCAGCGAGAAAGAGGTCGATTTACTCCTTCGCGGCGGCAGTATTCCGTCAGGAGCAGGCCTGCGTATCTTCTATCGGAACCAGCGTTTGCAGGAAGATGATAAGTGGCGGAACCTGTATTAATTACGCTGGTTAACAATTCGTGCTCTTAATAATACCAGGCATATCAGGCTGATAAGCGTAAAAAAAACGTTTTACATCAGTAAGATTATTATATACTGTAAATATAAACAGTGGTTATACATACAGCATTGCGTGTGGTGTCATAGGAGGAAAGATGCAGGACTATTTTTTGGAGTCTTTGAAGCTCCAGCGCATTGATTTTTTTCTTAAGCTTGTAGCGGCTAGTGAGTGTAGTGATGAAGAGAAGGGGCTGGCTCTGCAGTGGGTTTCTGAATTGACTGATGAACTCATGGCAAAAATCAGAAGCCACGAATACAACCGCTCAATGGATGTCATCAGCTGAGGTGACTTTTATGCGCATTGAAATAATGATCGATAAAGAGCAGAAGATTAGCCAGTCTACCCTGGACGCCCTTGAATCCGAGCTTTACCGCAATCTGCGCCCCCTGTATCCCAAAACGGTAATCCGTATCCGTAAAGGTAGCTCTAACGGTGTGGAACTGACCGGACTGCAACTGGACGAAGAAAGAAAACAAGTGATGAAAATTATGCAGAAGGTGTGGGAAGACGACAGCTGGCTGTATTGATTTTGTCAATAGACGCTTGTTTTTACTAATCAAAAAGGGTTACATATGAGTGAGAGGCGATGTCAATCAGATATCGCCTTGTTTTTTGTCAAGAAAAGAATAATAGGCTAAAAATGAAAATTAATAATGTAGCGTTACCAATATCTCTTGCTGTAATCCTAACTGGTTGCGTGCCACATGCTTCTAACCGAAATATCACTGCTATTGAAGTGGTGAAGCCTGCTATTGGGCAAAGTGCTACCGCCTACATGGGCGATCCCATTATCACATCTGCTACTGGATTTAAAACGGACGTACTAGAACTTGGTGCGGCTAATGGTGCATTGTCTTCTATCGCTGCTGGTACATATTGCAGTGAGGGGAATGGAATTTACCGCAATTATCATAACCCTCAAGCTGTTGCGTTAAAAAATCTCTATGGGCAAATCGGTAACTATGTTGATTATGTTAGTTACGATGCTGCAAAAAATGAGATATCACCGCCAAATGGTACTTCTTATACTGCATCAGAAATTTCTATCAAACGTGTTCCTGATGGGCTGTGTCGAGTTAGTAACTCATTGGTTAAGACTATCGAATACAATGGAAATGCAGGCGGTGTAATGAAGTTCACCTATCGTGAATTTGCAAACGATATGGCTCGTGCAGCATTTACAACAGATTTTTCTGTAGATTCTAAGGGAAGTGACGTTATCGCTTACAAAGGTGCCAAGTTCAAAGTGAACAAGGCTGATAACTCGTCTATTTCTTATACAATTATTTCTGGCTTTGACAAGGCTGTCACGTTCTAGGTTTCACGCTTACTGAGTATGTTACGATTTTGCACATTCTGCATAAGCGCGCATGTCTATGCTGCATGAGATCGCATGATCGTTTGAGGATCTTTTGTGTTAAGGCCCGCCAGTTCTGGCGGGCTTTTGCGTAGATCATGCAGGTGCATGAAAACCACTACATAAAGCGGGCAGGCGTGGCGGGGATACGAGCGCGCGCTCATGGTTGAATTAATGAAATTATGGTGTTAAATAGGCTAGCTTTTTAAGTCGTGAATATTCAATTTTTCAACTCATTTTTTTCATAGGGAGGAGTAATTGACATGGTTATGTTAGTGGATGACTGTCCACGATGTGGATCACAAAAAATAGCGTTTGATGTTAATGGGCTGAATTGCACTAGGGTTTACAATGCATTGGGCGGGGGTAAAACATACGAGTACGAGGTCTATTGTGTTTGCCGAGAGTGTCATAAAACGACAATGTTTCTTTGCAGACCTTTAACGAAAAATAAAACTTTAGATGGCTATAATTGGGAAAGTGGAATATTCGGCTTAAAGGAAGTTGCAGAGGTTGTTAGGCCTATATCACCGGCAGACTTAGCAGTAGAGGAGCCACCAGAGTTCTTACCTGAGCATATCAATAGTGCATATGAGGAAGGGGCGAAATGTTTGGCTATAGGTTGTTATAATGCAGCAGCAACCATGTTTAGGCTTTGCCTTGATTATGCCACAAAAGGACTTCTTCCTGATGGGGAGCAAGGGCCTGCGCAAAAAATAAGGAGAAGCCTAGGGTTAAGAATGGAGTGGTTATTTGATAATCATCTACTGCCTGAAGCTTTAAGGGAACTAGCTGAATGCGTTAAAGATGACGGAAATGATGGAGCGCATGAAGGTATTTTGGATAAAGCTGCTGCTGAGGATCTTGAAGATTTTACCTATCTTTTTTTAGAACGGCTTTACACTGAACCTCAACGCCTTATCGAAGCCAAGACAAGGCGTGAACAAAGAAGAAACAAATAAGTTCGGAATTATTCTTCTGAAAGAATATAGGGCGTAAATTTAATCACTTCTTCGCCCAGCCAGTCGTTCAGCTCTTGTAGCCTTTTTTGCAAGGGAGTTAATTCATTACGTACAAATACGCGACTGGCCTTCTCCACATCCCCAAACCCTCCAACATTATTAGGCATAATCCCCATCATTTGCGGCGGCACGCGGTGCGCAGCCATCATGTCGTCGCGGCTGACATTTTTGATATTCAAAAACTCATCCTTCGCCGCGACTTCTGACAATGGGATGATCTGAAGCCCGTCTTTTTTGCCGTTAGGCGAGTACATAAACAGGTTGCGGAAGTTGCCTGGACCTTTGGCGCTTTTCATCGCATTGCGGAGGTTGTTCACATCCTCCTGGTTTTGCGCGGCATCGGTCATGTACATGATAAAGCCCGCATGACTGCCGTTAATGTAATACTTGCGACGGAACAGCGTGGCGGACTCGTTGAGCAGGGCTGACGGAATGGCAGAAAGATAACCGGGCAGGCCGTAGATCTCCTGATTAATATCCGGTTCCATCAGATGAAAAATGCTGCCTTTCGTGAACTGATACGGCTGGGTTGTCATACCGTATTGCACAAACCAGTAGGTATCCAGGTCTAACCCGCGTCGGGTGTATTTTGCCAGTGCAGGCTCAAGGGCGATAACTTCACCGAAGCGGTTCGTGCGTTTCTCCAGGTAGGCGTTACCAAAAACCAGATAGTCCTGCACAAAACGCGAAAAAGCCTGCTGGCTGAGCAGCGGGTGAGGGATGTAGGTGCTGGTCAGAATGTTGCACTTTACTGCAATCGGGGAACTATGATGCACGGCAGCGCGGAAGGTGCGCGCCAGTCCGTCAAAGCTGACGGGCGGCTCATACCAGCGGTCCATCTGTACGCATTCCACATAATCCAGCAGTTCTCGGCGGTCCAGAACAGGAACGGGATCGCCGAAGCTGAATGCTTCGGCTGTAGTTTGACTTTTAAGCTGGATCTGTTTCGTCGCCGCAGCGCGGTTCTTCTTACTCTTTCCCATCAAAAAATCTCCACAATATTGCTGGTATTGGCGGATTCGCCCTGCAGCGGTTCGTTAAACAGTGCGTGCATCGTTGCCCAGGCCAGATCGGCGTGGCTGGCTTCTTCGCTGCGGCTGGCTTCATAGGTCGGGCGGTTGCCACTGGCGGTGGTGGCGCGACGGATTGCCATAAAGGACTGCGCTATGTCGGTGTGTCCGGCGTCAAACTCCAGACGGCGGTGGCTGATAATGTCGTAGGCCTTGAGTACCAGGGCGTTTTTAACGTTGGGGTTGTAGACAAACTCCCGGACGGCAGGAAAAAACGCTTTCACGTTCTCGTAAACCCCGTGACCAACGCCGGTTGAGTCGATACCGATATAGGTCACGTTGTACTGTTCGGTCAGTTTTTTGATGGCGTCAGCCTGGGCGCGGAAGTCCATTCCGCGCCACTGGTGACGCTCAAGAATGCGGAACTTACCGCCCGGCACGGCTGGCGGCGCCACCACCACGCATCCGGCGCTGTCGCCGTTCTGCGTACCTTTCGCCGGGTCATATCCGATCCACACTTCGCGCCAGCCAAACGGGCGCAGGGCCAGTGCATGAAAGTCGGTCCAGACTTCCCAACTGTCCACCATGCACGCCTGCAGCTCGCTGAGCGGGAACACGGACGCGAGATCGTCCACGAACTCGCACATCAGCAGGTTCTGGTATTCGTCCGGGCTGTACTCCATGCGCAACTGGTCAAGGTCGAACAGGTTACAGCCGCCGCGCACCGCATCTTCCACGGTGACTATCTGGCGGTACTGCCCGTCTGCGCACAGCAGGCCGGGGGCCAGATTGCTGTGGGACAGGTCGATGTCCACCTTATCGGCTTTGTTGCGCCCTCGGTTGAACAGCGCACCGGACCAGAACGGATAAGCACTGTGTGTCAGGCTGGATGGCGTGGAAAAATAGGTTTGTCGCCATTTTTTGTGAATAGCCATACCGGAAGCCACTTTGCGCAGCTCCTGGAATTTCGGTATCCAGAAATATTCATCCAGATACAGGTTGCCGTGGTAACTCTGGGCCGTGCGGGCATTGGTGCCGAGGAAGTAAAGCGTGGCCCCGTTAGGAAGCACCATCGGATCGCCTTTCAGCTCCACCTCGACTTCTTTGGCGAAGTCGATGATGTACTGCTTAAAGACGTGGGCCTGTGCCTTACTGGCGGAAAGGAAAATCTGGTTACGTCCGGTCAGCAGGGCGTCAATCAGGGCTTCACGGGCAAAGTAAAAGGTCGCGCCGATCTGGCGAGACTTCAGCAGGTTGCGGATGCGATTGGTTTTTCCGGCTTCCCACCAGTGGCGCTGGTAGTTGAACATGGAGGAATGGAAGATTTCTTCCAGCTTCTCAATCTGTTCATCGGTGAAAACATTCTTTTCCGGCTGACGGCGCGGCCCTTTGTTGCGGTTGGCGACGTTAGGGTTTAAGTCGGCTTCGTTGCCGCCATTGTTAAACTTGCCGATCCGCGCGTGGCGCTCCGACTGGCGCGCCAGCAGGTCAATTTCTTTGAAATCTTTCCCTTCTTTGTGCTCCTTCATAATGAGCTGGCAGTAGCGGGCGGCGGTGGTGAGCTGCATCTGATCCAGCGGCCCATAGTCACCCCACTTGTCGCGTTTTTTCCAGCTGTGAACGGTTGCAACTTTCTCGCCCAGCATTTCAGCAATGCGGGCTACGCGGTATCCCTGAAAGTACAGCAGCATGGCCTGCCGACGGGGATCGAGATCTGCGGGTGTCAGTGTGGTGTTCATGGCACAAACCTACAGCCTTGAATGAAGGCTTTCCCCGCCTGCGGTTTGTGTGGTTGTCGGTACAAATACCGCGCATTGTTTCACTGCCCCCATCACCGCAACCATAAGGCTCCAGTAAGTTTTTTCTAACGGAGCACGGCTCATGACAGTGAAAGCAAAGCGTTTTCGCATCGGGGTGGAAGGTGCCACTACCGACGGACGCGAAATCCAGCGTGAATGGCTGGAACAGATGGCAGCCAGCTACAACCCGGCGGTGTATACCGCGCTGATTAACCTTGAGCACATTAAGTCTTATCTGCCGGACAGCACGTTTAACCGCTACGGCAAGGTGACGGCGCTGTTTGCTGAAGAAATCGCGGAAGGTCCGCTGGCAGGCAAGATGGCACTGTATGCCGACGTTGAGCCAACGGAGTCCCTGGTGGAACTGGTGAAAAAAGGCCAGAAATTATTCACCTCTATGGAAGTCAGCCCGAAGTTTGCTGATACGGGCAAAGCCTACCTGGTCGGCCTGGCTGCCACTGATGATCCCGCCAGTCTGGGTACGGAAATGCTGACATTCAGCGCCAGTGCAGCCCATAACCCGCTGGCAAACCGCAAGCAGAATCCTGCCAATCTTTTTACCGCTGCAGAGGAAACGGTGATCGAACTGGAAGAAATCCAGGAGGACAAGCCGTCCCTGTTTGCCCGCGTCACGGCGCTGTTTACCAAAAAAGAGCAGTCCGATGACGTCCGGTTCTCTGATGTGCATAAGGCCGTGGAACTGGTCGCCACTGAGCAGCAGAACCTGAGCACGCGCACCGAAAAATCCCTGTCTGAGCAGGAAGAACGCCTGTCTGAGCTGGAGACTGCTCTGCAGGAGCAGCAAACCGCCTTTAACGAACTGGTGGATAAGCTGAGTCATGAAGACAGCCGCCAGGACTACCGCCAGCGTGCAACAGGCGGCAACGCCCCCGCTGACACTCTGACCAATTGCTGATGGAGCATAAAACCCAATGAAGAAGAATACCCGTTTTGCTTTTAACGCTTACCTGCAGCAACTGGCGCGTCTGAACGGTGTGGCAGTTGAGGAACTGTCCAGCAAGTTCACCGTAGAGCCGTCTGTGCAGCAGACGCTGGAAGACCAGATCCAGCAGTCCGCCGCTTTCCTGACGCTGATTAACGTCACGCCAGTGACTGAGCAGTCCGGTCAGCTGCTTGGATTGGGTGTTGGCAGCACCATTGCCGGAACCACTGACACCACCGCGAAAGAGCGTGAACCTGTCGATCCGACGCTGATGATCGATGTGGAATACAAATGCGAACAGACCAACTTTGACACGGTGCTGACCTACGCGAAGCTGGACCTGTGGGCGAAGTTTCAGGATTTCCAGGTGCGTATCCGTGACGCCATCGTGAAACGCCAGGCACTGGACCGCATCATGATCGGCTTTAACGGCGTGAAGCGTGCGAAAACCTCCAACCGTAGCGAAAACCCGCTGCTGCAGGATGTGAACAAAGGCTGGCTGCAGAAAATCCGTGAGGATGCACCGGATCACGTCATGGGCAGCACCACCACGGGCGGTGAAACCACACCGGGTGCGGTGAAAGTCGGGAAAGGTGGCGAATATGCCAACCTGGACGCCGTGGTGATGGATGCGGTCAATGAGCTTATCGACGTGGTCTACCAGGACGATGACGATCTGGTGGTGATTTGCGGTCGTGAGCTGCTGTCTGACAAGTATTTCCCGCTGGTCAACAAAGAGCAGGAAAACAGTGAAAAACTGGCTGCCGATATGATCATCAGTCAGAAACGCATGGGTGGCCTGCAGGCCGTGCGTGCGCCGTTCTTCCCGCCGAATGCGCTGCTGATCACCCGTCTGGATAACCTGTCCATTTACTGGCAGGAAGACACCCGCCGCCGTTCGGTTATCGACAACCCGAAACGTGACCGGATTGAAAATTTTGAATCCGTTAACGAAGCCTATGTGGTTGAGGACTACCGCTGCGCCGCACTGGTGGAAAACATCCAGATTGGCGACTTCAGCGCCGCCGCAGCAGAAACCGGAGCGTAAACCATGAGCCTGAGTCCCGCACGGCAGCATCGCCTGCGCGTTCAGGCTGAACAGGCCGCCCGCGAGGGCGGCAGCGTTCGCCACGCGTCGGGCTATGACCTGATGCTGCTGCAACTGGCAGAAGACCGCCGCCGTCTCAAGGGCGTTCAGTCCACGGTCAAAAAAGCGGAAATCAAGGTGGAGCTGCTGCCGAAATACGCCGCCTGGGCGGAGGGTGTCCTGGCTGCCGGAGGCGCTCAACAGGATGACGTGCTGATGTACGTGATGCTGTGGCGCATTGATGCCGAAGATTATGTCGGAGCGCTGGAGATCGGGCGTCATGCCCTGCGTCATGGCTGGGTGATGCCGCTGGGTAACCGCAACGTGCAGACCGTGCTGGCAGAGGAAATGGCAGACGCAGCGCAGAGCGCAATGCTTGCCACTACCGGCTTTGATGTCGATCTGCTGCTGCAGACGCTGGAGCTGACAGACGGTCTGGATATGCCGGACCAGTCACGGGCGCGTCTGCATAAAGCGATTGGCGCTGTCCTGAGTGAAAGTAATCCGGCTTCCGCCCTTAATCATCTCAACCATGCGTTACAGCTCGATCCCCGCTGTGGCGTGAAAAAAGACAAACAGCAGCTGGAGCGCAGACTGCGCAATGACAGCCGCTGACAGAACGTGCCCCCGCGCACGGGCGGCACGGGGTGGCGAAAGGCACTGCCACATCAAAACCCCGTCCACCGCCCTTTATTTCAGGAGAAAGCAGCATGAAGTTTGTTGCGCCAGAACAGGCACCGGAACAGGCGGAAATCATCAGAAATACGCCGTTCTGGCCTGATGTGGACCTGTCGGAGTTTCGCAGTGTCATGCGCACTGACGGCACGGTGACGCAGCCGCGTTTAAAGCAGGTTGCGCTGTCGGCAATTTCGGAGGTCAACGCAGAGCTGTATGAGTTTCGCAGACGCCAGCAGATGCTGGGGTATGCCTCGCTGGCAGAAGTCCCGGCGGAACAACTGGACGGCAAAAGCGAGCGCATTCAGCACTATTTCAACGCGGTTTACTGCTGGGCACGCGCCATGCTCAACGAACGTTACCAGGACTATGACGCCACGGCATCCGGTGCGAAGCGAGGCGAGGAACTGGCGGAAGCAAGCGGTGATTTATGGCGTGACGCCCGCTGGGCCATCAGCCGGGTGCAGGATGCGCCGCACTGCACAGTGGAGCTTATCTGATGAAAGTGCGTGCGCATCAGTATGACACGGTGGACGCACTTTGCTGGCGTCATTACGGGCGCACGCAGGGTGTCACGGAGCAGGTACTGAAGGCAAATCCGGGGCTTGCCGAATACGGCCCCTTTTTACCTCTCGGGCTGCAGGTGGAGCTGCCGGACATTCCGACAACCACCACCGTGCAGACCGTCCAGCTATGGGACTGAATTATGACGCTTGAGCGAATCAGCGCCTTTATCACGTATTGCATCGCCGTCGTGCTGGCCTGGCTGGGCGATTTGTCCATCAAGGATGCCTCAACGCTGGGCGGCCTGATGATTGGTGTGCTGATGCTGGCTATCAACTGGTACTACAAACACAAAGCCTACCAGCTTCTGCGCGACGGGCAGATTTCGCGGGAGGACTATGAATCCATCAATCGTTAAACGCTGCCTTGTCGGAGCCGTGCTGGCTATTGCTGCCACGCTGCCGGGGTTTCAGCAGCTTCACACCTCCGTGGAGGGGCTGAAACTGATTGCCGATTACGAAGGTTGTCGTCTGCAGCCGTATCAGTGCAGCGCGGGTGTCTGGACCGACGGCATTGGAAATACGTCGGGCGTCATTCCCGGCAAAACAATCACGGAACGACAGGCAGCAGAAGGGCTTATTTCCAACGTGCTGCGTGTGGAGCGGGCGCTGGAAAGGTGTGTGAAGCAACAGCCGCCGCAGAAGGTATATGACGCTACGGTGTCGTTTGCCTTCAACGTGGGAACGGGCAATGCCTGCAGTTCTACGCTGGTGAAATTGCTCAATCAGCGGCGCTGGGCAGAAGCGTGCCGACAGTTGCCGCGCTGGGTTTATGTGAAAGGTGTGTTTAATCAGGGGCTGGATAACCGCCGTGCGCGGGAGATGGCCTGGTGCCTTAAAGGAGCTGGATTATGACGCGTGCGCTGGCGGTAGTGGCGGCGCTGGCACTCGTTGCGCTGGGCTGGCAGTCGTGGCGGCTTAACAGCGCCAGCCACACCATCGAAACGCAGCGCGCGGCGCTGAAAAGTAAAGCGCACGAACTAACGAAGAAAAATAGCCAGCTGATCAGTCTGTCCATTCTGGCTGAAACCAATAACAGGGAGCAGGCGCGGCTCTATGCCGAAGCAGAACAGACCAGCGCGCTGCTGAGACAACGACAACACCGGATCGAGGAACTGAAACGTGAGAACGAGGATTTACGCCGCTGGGCTGATACTCCTTTGCCTGCTGACATTATCCGGCTGCGGGAACGTCCGGCACTCACCGGAGGTGCAGCTTACCGTCAGTGGTTGTCCGCGAGTGACGCCGTGTCGGCTGGAGCAGGCAGCGCCGCGCACTAACGGTGATCTGAACGCATTGCTGGATGAAACGGAGGCCGCCTGGGCGGTCTGTGCAGACAAAGTGGACATGATTATTGCGTGTCAGGAGCGAAACAGTGAACAAACCACAATCCCTGCGCCACGCCCTCAATAAAGCAGTGCCTTATGTCCGCAATAACCCGGATAAGCTGCATCTGTTTGTGGATAACGGTTCGCTGGTTGCCACGGGGGCCAGCTCCATGTCATGGGAGTACCGTTATACCCTCAACGTGGTGATTGAGGATTTCAGCGGCGACCAGAATCTGCTGATGGCCCCGGTTTTGCTGTGGCTGCGTGATAACCAGCCCGATGCCATCAATAATCCGGCGTTACGGGAAAAGTTATTCACCTTTGAGGTGGATATTCTGCGCAACGATGTCTGTGATATCAGCCTCAACCTGCAACTGACGGAACGTGTGCTGGTCAGCACTGACGGAAGTGTGTCGAGCGTTGAAGCAGTAGCGGAACCCGATGAACCTGAAGAAATGTGGACGGTGAAACGTGGCTGAACTGCAGAAGGTGGACGACTGGCTGAGTGCTTTGCTGGCGAATCTGGAACCAGCCGCAAGAAGCCGAATGATGCGCCAGCTGGCGCAGGAACTGCGCCGGACACAGCAGCAGAATATCAGGATGCAGCGCAATCCAGATGGCAGCAGTTATGAGCCGCGCAGGGTAACAGCACGCAGCAAGAAGGGGCGCATCAAACGTCAGATGTTTGCAAAGCTGCGCACCACAAAATACCTGAGAACTGCCGCCAGCGCGGATTCTGCCAGCGTACAGTTTGAAGGTAAGGTACAGCGTATTGCCCGTGTTCATCACTACGGTCTGCGCGATCGCGTCAGTCCAAAGGGGGGAGTCATTAAGTATCCATCCCGAAAATTGCTGGGTTTAAATGAACATACTGAAAATGAAGTAAGAGATTTACTTTTAAAGTATTTATTGATGAAAAATTAGAATGTTTACGCTCTTAATAAACTTAAATAACTTTTTATGCTTTGGCAAAAAGGGAAAAGGTCTATTTTAATTTTCCAGTTTTTTTTGTTTTGAACCCCAGAAGCAATAATAGAACCGTCCCAATATTTTATTCCATTTTTGCCGGTCTTTTTTGTTAACTCAAAACTTAATGCGTGAATAATTTTATTGCAGCATTCGCGTATAGAATCTTTAACATGACCATCTATAACAAAAAGTATATTTTCATGTTCTTCAAATGCTTCTTTCTCAGGTGAGTAATCTGGGTTCCACTCATGTTCACTAGTGTCTTGGAGAATTCGTAGTTTTGTACAAAGGCTAATAAGATTGTTGCTAATGGTATATTCCAACCATCCGTTGTACGATAACTCCTCCATTTCAAATTCAGTTACTATAGAACCATCATATACTTTCTGTGTGGAATATATACGCTGTAAATAAAATTCAGATGAACAGCATAATTGCTCAATTATTCTTGCGTGTTCTTCTATAGCGTAATAATCAATTGGATGGCTCATTCTTTTACCTTTCTTTGATTGGAATTGTATTTGTGTCATTTACCACACAAGGACGTATTGATGCCATAGATTCAAGGTCCGTGCAACCTAACCCTATGAACGCACAACTAACCGAAATCATGCGCCTTATCACCAACCTGATCCGCACTGGTGTAGTCACCGAAGTGGACCGGGAAAACTGGCTTTGCCGGGTTAAAACGGGCGAGCTTGAAACCAACTGGATCAGCTGGCTGACGCTGCGTGCCGGGAATGCCCGCACATGGTGGCGACCATCGGAAGGTGAGCAGGTGGTGCTGCTGAGTCTGGGCGGCAATCTGGAAACTGCCTTTGCGCTGCCCGCTGTCTATTCGAATCAGTTCGCACCACCGTCGACGTCGGCAGACGCCTGCGTGACAGAACATCCTGACGGCGGCTGGTTTGAATACGAACCCACTACCGGGCGCTGGTATGTCAGGGGCATCAAATCAATGGTCATTGAGGCCGCTGACAACATCACCATGAAAACCAGTGAGTTTGTACTGGAGGCTGACCGCACGCGCATTAACAGCGAAGTGGTGATCAATGGTGGCGTTACCCAGGGCGGCGGAGCGATGAGTTCTAACGGGATCGTGGTTGATGCGCATCAGCATACTGACGTCCTGAAAGGCGGCGACACAACCGGAGGCCCGGTATGACGCTTTATAGCGGGATGAACAATACCAGCGGTAAAGCCATTACTGATATTGATCATCTGCGCCAGTCGGTGCGGGACATTTTGCTGACGCCGCAGGGTAGCCGCATTGCCCGTCGGGAATATGGTTCCCTGCTGTCGGCACTGATAGACCAGCCACAAAATCCGGCATTACGCCTGCAGGTCATGTCGGCAGTGTATGTGGCGCTGAGTCGCTGGGAGCCACGGCTGACGCTGGATTCCATCACCATTAACAGCAATTTTGACGGTTCAATGGTGGTGGAGCTGACCGGGCGGCGTAATAACGGTGTGCCTGTTTCCCTTTCCGTATCAACAGGAGCAGAGAATGGCAGTGATTGACCTTTCGCAGTTGCCTGCGCCGCAGATTGTGGATGTGCCGGACTTTGAGACGCTGCTTGCCGAACGCAAGGCAGAATTTGTGGCGCTTCATCCGAAAGATGAGCAGGAAGCAGTGATCCGCACGCTGGAACTGGAATCTGAACCCGTCACCAAATTGTTGCAGGAGAATGCTTACCGTGAGTTGCTTCTGCGCCAGCGCATTAACGAAGCCGCGCAGGCGGTGATGGTGGCTTATGCCATAGGGGGCGATCTGGACCAGCTCGCCGCCAACTACAACGTGAAACGCCTGACGGTGACGCCTGCTGATAATGACGCTGTGCCGCCCGTTGCAGCTGTGATGGAAAGCGATGAAGCGTTACGCCTGCGTGTGCCTGCAGCCTTTGAAGGGCTTTCAGTTGCGGGGCCAACTGCAGCTTATGAATTTCATGCCCGAAGCGCCGACGGTCGGGTGGCGGATGCCAGTGCAACCAGCCCAGCACCTGCAGAGGTGGTGCTGACTGTCCTTAGCCGCGAAGGCGATGGAACTGCAGAAAAAGACCTGCTGGACGTGGTGAAAAAAGCTCTGAACAGTGAGAACGTCCGCCCGGTGGCTGACCGTCTTACGGTTCGCAGCGCAGAAATCATCCCGTATCGCGTGGAAGCCACCATTTTTCTCTATCCGGGACCGGAAGCAGAGCCGGTAATGGCAGCGGCAAAAGCCAGTCTGCAGAAGTACATTGCCAGCCAGACGAGGCTTGGTCGGGATATTCGCCGTAGCGCCATCTTTGCTGCTCTGCATGTTGAGGGTGTTCAACGTGTGGAACTGGCTTCTCCGCTGGCGGATGTGGTCCTGAACAAAACACAGGCGGCATCATGTACGCAGTGGAGCGTAACCAACGGAGGAACGGATGAATAGTCTGCTGCCACCGGGTTCAACTTCACTGGAGCGCCGACTGGCGCAAACCTGTAGCGGGATTTCTGATCTGCAGGTGCCGCTGCGTGACTTGTGGAATCCGGCTACCTGTCCGGTCAGCTTCCTGCCTTATCTCGCCTGGGCGTTCTCTGTGGATCGCTGGGACGAGGGCTGGACAGAAAGCGTCAAACGCCAGGTAGTGAAGGATGCTTTTTATATTCATCAGCATAAAGGAACTACCAGTGCCGTGCGGCGGGTGGTGGAACCGTTCGGATTCCTGATCCGCATTATTGAGTGGTGGCAGACCGGAGAAACACCGGGCACGTTTCGCCTGGATATCGGCGTGCAGGACCAGGGCATCACTGAAGATACCTATCTGGAACTTGAGCGGCTGATAAGCGATGCCAAACCATGTAGCCGTCACATGATCGGCATGTCCATCAATCTGCAGACCAGCGGTCCGCATTGGGTGGGGGCCGCCAGCTATCTTGGCGAAGAAATCACGATCTATCCGTATATCAACGAAACAATTATTTCCGGCGGCACCGCGCATGAAGGCGGGGCGGTCCATGTTATTGACACAATGAGAGTGAATCCATGAGCACAAAATTTTATACCCTGCTGACGGATATTGGCGCGGCGAAACTTGCCAGCGCCGCCGCGCTCGGTGTGCCGCTAAAAATTACCCATATGGCGGTGGGCGATGGCGGCGGAACATTGCCAACGCCGGACGCCAAGCAGACAGCATTGGTAAATGAGAAACGCCGGGCTGCGCTGAATATGCTCTATATCGACCCGCAGAACAGCAGCCAGATTATTGCTGAACAGGTGATCCCTGAAAACGAGGGCGGTTGGTGGATACGTGAAGTGGGCCTGTTTGATGAGTCCGGGGCATTGATTGCCGTGGGCAACTGCCCGGAAAGCTATAAGCCGCAACTGGCTGAAGGCAGCGGGCGTACCCAGACCGTGCGCATGGTGCTGATTACCAGCAGCACGGACAATATCACCCTGAAAATCGACCCTGCCGTAGTGCTGGCAACCCGCAAGTATGTGGATGACAAGGTACTGGAGCTGAAGGTGTACGTGGATGATCAGATGGCAAAACATCTTGCCGCACCGGACCCGCATTCACAGTATGCACCCAAAGAAAGTCCGACGTTTACCGGGACACCAAAAGCGCCAACTCCAGCGGCAGGGAATAACACCACGCAGGTTGCGACCACCGCGTTTGTTCAGGCGGCACTGACGGCTCTTATTAATGGTGCGCCAGCCACGCTGGACACGCTGAAAGAAATAGCCGCAGCCATTAACAATGATCCGAATTTCAGTACCACCATTAACAATGCGCTGGCACTGAAAGCGCCGTTGTCGAGTCCGGCACTCACCGGAACGCCAACAGCCCCCACTGCTGCACAGTCGGTCAACAATACACAGATTGCCACCACGGCTTTTGTGAAATCGGCGATTGCAGCAATGGTAGGTTCTGCACCTGCGGCACTGGATACACTGAACGAACTGGCGTCGGCGTTGGGGAATGATCCGAACTTTGCCACGACAATGCTTAATGCGCTGGCAGGTAAACAACCGCTGGACAATACGCTGACTAATTTGAGTGGAAAGGATGTCGCTGGTCTTCTCGCATACCTTGGTTTGGGAGAAGGTGCTCCAGCTATTGGCGTTCCGTTCTTCTGGCCGTCCGCCGCAATGCCAGATACCGTAATCGAAAGCTGGTCCGGCATGGTGTTTTTGAAGTTCAACGGCGCGAAATTCTCTGCCACTGATTACCCTGTGCTGGCGAAAGTGTTTCCTTCGCTGGTATTACCTGAAGCCCGCGGTGATTTCATTCGTATCTGGGATGATGGCCGTGGTGTTGATAGTGGCCGTGCGTTACTTTCCGCGCAATCAGACGATTTCAAAACGCACGAGCATAAAATTTTAGGGCTAAATGGAAGTGGCAGTAATGTAGTGTTTGGCACCGTTTCGAATGCTTCTCCATTATATACCAGCGGCGTTAGTCAGCCGGGTGGAAGTGCTTTGCCCGCTTTTCAAAACCCAGGCGGTACTGAAACGCGTCCCCGTAACATCGCATTCAACTTTTTAGTAAGGGCTAAATAATGAAACCTGTTTTTGATGAAAATGGACTGGCTACAGTGCCGGGTGATATGCGTTGTTTTTATTATGATGCAGTAACGTATGAATATACGGGCTGGTCTGATGAATATATTAATACTGGTATAAGTATGCCCGCCTGTTCCACTGGTATTGACCCTGGCGAAAACATTCCGGGAAAAGTGGCTGTATTTACAGGTAAGGGATGGAGCCATGAAGAGGACCATCGCAATGAGACTGTTTACTCAATCGAAAATGGCGCAGCTGTTACAGTGGATTATATCGGTGCCATCAAAAACGGTTATGTCACGCTTTCACCGTTAACGCCATATGATAAATGGGATGGTGAGAAATGGGTGACAGATACTGAGGCACAACACGGTGCCGCAGTAGAAGCGGCAGAAGCACAGCGTCAGCCACTGATTGATGCTGCAATGGCTTCCATCAGTCTGATTCAGCTGAAATTACAGGCCGGGCGGAAGCTGACGCAGGCAGAAACCACCCGGCTTAACGCCGTGCTTGATTACATTGACGCGGTGACGGCAACAGATACGAGCACCGCTCCGGATGTCATCTGGCCTGAACTGCCGGAGGCGTAGGCCATTCAATATCTGGAGCACTGGAGGTATCAACCAGTTCCAGTGCGTCCAGATAATCCAGCCACAAATTATATTGCGCCAGTTCCTCACCTTTCAGACGACCAATAGCCGCTTTACCAGGCCATTGCTTGGTATTCATATATTCGTTGGACTGATTAATCAATTGCTGTTTTTTCAATTCGGCTGCGGCAATCTGTTCCTCATGTGTTGGTGGTGGAATTTCAGACCATGCAGGAAAACCATTTTCCCCAGCGATACGGATTTTTCCTTTCGGCGGTAATCCGGAAAACTCAATATACACCTGCTCATCAACTTCAACAGCATCATCTGGCCATGAATTTACATTGATGTAGTCATCCTTAAGCGCAGGATTCACAAAAATATTTAAAGATGGACTAAAAAACACATCACCCTCCTATAGCAACATAACAGCCCGATACAGGATTTGCGGCAGTCGCTACGCTGGAAAAACCACGAAAGCCGCTTTTTGTGATTGCGGAGGCAGATAGTATTCCGGCACCCGAAGGTGTATGCCCCACGTGGCTGGCAACCATCACGTAGCACGCCGACGGAAAAGCGAAAGGGAAATTGTTTAAATATCCCGCATCATCCCCCAGACTTCCCCCAAACTGCCCCACTCCCCACTGGATAATAAGTGGTCTCCGAACGCCAGAAATAATTAATGGAATTGCTACATACCCATTCACCAACATAGCGCCGGTTGTTGCGCCAGCCAGAGCCAATTCCCCCAAACCAAGGTAATCAAGAACTCCCTGAGTGCTGGTTTTACCAAGAATGGCACGTCCAACACTTGTCAACGCGGTTAACGCGGCACGATCTGCCCCTGTAAAATATGGGAGTTTATCTGCTGATGTAGCAAGCTCCGCCAGCGCCGTCAGGGTGGCATCCTTCGGTTGCTTACCCGCAAGCGCGTTAGTCATGGTGGTCGCAAAATTCGGGTCATTGCCCAGCGCCGCAGCCAGTTCGTTCAGCGTGTTCAGTGCATCAGGTGACGAATCTACAAGTGCGGCAATCGCGGCCATAACGAAAGCCGTGCTTGCGATCTGGGTACTATTAGTCCCCTGTGGCGCTGTTGGTGTTGTTGGCGTTCCGGTCAGTGCCGGGCTGTTTAATGGTGCTTTCTTGCTCGTTTCATCCATTACCGCCTTAACAGCTTTTGGTGTCGCTGCCAGCGTTTCAGACGTGCTGTTCGTGGCGCTACTGAGCTGAACAATCCCTTTTTGTGTAGTGGTGGCGTTCTGGGCGGTATATTTCCCGTTAGCCAGGTCATATGCAGCCTTAACCGCTTTCGGTGTTGCGGCCAGTGTTTCTGATTCACTGTTAATTGCACTGCTTAACTGAGTAAAACCTTTTACGGTCAGCGAGGCGTCCGGGTGACGTCGTGACTGTTCGTGCTCTGATATTTTATCATCCACATATTTGCGGGTTGCCAGAACCACAGACGGGTCGATTTTCAGCGTGATGGCTTCGGTGTTCGTGACAACCAGAATCATGCGGATAGTCTGGGTGCGTCCACTGCCTTCCTGCAACTGCGGTTTGTACGTTTCCGGGCAGTTTGCCACCGCAATGAGTACACCTTCATCATCATAAAGCCCAATCTCACGGATCCAGAATCCTCCCTCGTTTTCAGGGATGATTTGCTCCGCAATAATCTGGCTCTGATTGTTAGGGTCAACACTCAGAAGATTCAGCGGTGCAATGCGTTTCTGGTTAATCAGTTTTGTTTGTGCAGGGTCTGGTGTTGGTAACACACCATTTGCATCACCAACGGCCATTTGCGTCAGATTCAGCTTACTGCCGAGCATCGTCGCGTTAGCCAGTCGTGCCGCGCCCTGATTAGTCAGAATGGCGTAGTATTTCACTGTCATGCGTTTACTCTCAGATTATCAATTAAATGAATGGCCGGGGCAGGGAAATAATCCCCTTCGACAATAATGGACTCCGGGGTGTAGGGATAAACCGTCAGGGCATCGCCGTGATAGCATCCCGTACCAACGAAAATCTTTCCGTTCACACTCAGGCTGATCGCCAGCCCCGTCAGATGGCGACTTACTGGTTTTGCATCCGCAATAAGGCGCTCAAGTTCCTGATACATTTCATCGGTGATGCCCTGATCAAGTACTCCGACAACAATGCGAAATGTTCCTGGCTCCTCGTTGAGTTGCCACCACTCCTTTACTTCAATCAGGTAGCCGAGAGGCTCCACGGCTCTTCGCAGTGCGCTGATGGTCCCTTTGTGTCGGTGTATCAGCCATGCATCACGAATCACCTGTCGCTTTGTCTCTTCCGGCCAGTTGCGATCCCAGCGGTCAACGGAAAACGCCCAGGCGAGATAAGGCAGCAGATGCACCGGGCAGGTGTCCGGCGACCACAGCGTGTTGAGGTCTACCGGAATGTCTGTAATGCGTGTTCCGACGGCTTCGGCACAACGCATGAAATTGCTGGCTGATGGTGGTAACAGTGAATTACTCATTGCGCCCACCTTCGCTGATGGTGAATGACTCACAGCGCGCTGCCTGTATGTCGCTGATGGCCATATTCTGTGTGGGTTCGATTATCTCCACGCGTTGCACACCGTGCACATGCAGTGCGGCAGCAATGGCGGACAACGCCACGTCCTGACCGATAAGCCCCTGCTCAGCCAGCCACTTCCTGAACGACGATTCAGCCGCGGCCAGAATAGGTTCGGATTCCGGGCCGGGGTAAAAGTACAGTTTTGCATTCAGCCGCCATGTCACGATTCTGGCGCTCTGTACGGTCAGGCGGTCGGCCACCGGGCGGGTATCCTCTGCATTCAGAACGGCGCGAACGGTATTAAGCAACGCCTCCGTTGCTGTGCCGTCGCCTTCAGTGGACAGGATGGAAACCGTCACGTTGGCCGGAGACGGGCTGATGGCCCGCGCATCGCGTACCAGACCGCTGGCGCTGCGGGCAAAATACTCGTATGCACCTGAAGGGCCAGCAACACTCAGACCGTCATATGCCCGTTGCGCCCGTAGTCTCAGCGAGGTGTCACTTTCCATCACTGCGTCGGTGGTATCCGTTGCCGGAGTGATGGTCAGGCGTTTTGTGTTCATATTGCCCGTGAGGTTGTCCAGGTCTGTCCCGGCGCTGTGGCTTAACATGCAGGCGCGTGCCCCCTCATTGATCCGCTGGCGTAACAGCATTTCACGAAAAGACATGGTTTGAGCGATAACGTTCAGGGGTTCCGATTCCAGCTCCAGCGCGGCGGAGACGGCTTCACGCTGTTCGGCAGGATAGGACGCAATCATCATGGCCTTTGTGTCAGCCAGAATTGCTTCAAAGTCAGGCTCCGCGATGATGGCGGGTTCCGGTAACTGGGAAAGGTCAACGGCGGGCATGATTTACTCCCTCAGCGTGATGGTTAACTCAACATTCTGCATGGTCTGCATGACAGTGCCCGACAGCGTCACCCCGGCGCGGCCTCCCGCTTTCCAGACAACGTCGATGGCATCCAGGGCAATGCGGGGTTCCCATCGTGTCAGCGCAATCACGGCAGCACTCATGCATTGCAGGCGCGTGGTGTTATTCATGGGTTCGTCAATCAAATCAGGCACAAGGCTGCCATATTCCCGTCGCATAACCCGGCTTGCCAGCGGGGTGGTCAGGATATCCCTGACTGACTGTTTCAGGTGCTCCATATCGTTCAGGTTTCCCGTCCCGTCCGGATTCATTCCTGTGTAGCGGGTTGTCACTGCGGGCCTCCTGTCGAATCGCTGCCGCCTTTCACGCCACCGTGTTTATGCGTATGCACTGTGATGCCGTTTGAGGTGAAGTTGCCGCCGCTGTGCGTGATATTGCCGCTCATCTTTCCTCCTTTTGTGACGTCAAGCGTCGCCGTTCTCAGAAGGTTTGTGCATTCCACGACGGGCGTATCCAGTTTCACGCTGACGGATGCCTGTAAAGTGGCCGTTTTAATGCCGCTGGCGCTCAGTGCGCCTGCGTCCGCGTCGTAGCGGAACACCGCGCCGTCCGGCGCGCTGATCACGATTTCTTTCAGGCTTTTGCCGGGGGCCGGATTGGCATCACTCCACAGGCTGCCAATTATCATGGCGGTTTCCGGGTTGCCGCCAATGCAGGCAATTACCACCTGTTCGCCTGGTGATGGCGGCAGCCACACATTGAAGGCTCCCGCGCGCGTGGTGTTCCAGCGCAACCAGCCTGTTTCCAGTTCGCCGCTGCGAACGCGCACGCGCCAGGACTTCTCATCAACTTCAGAGATGATCCCGGTGCGGATGATATTGCTCAGCAGTCGCATGAGTTCTGCGCTCACCGTACAGCCTCCGCAATCCGGCCCAGCACCGTGTTATAAATCAGGCGCTCATCTGCCTGGCTGATACCCAACAGCTCACGTACCGGGTAATCGGTGAAAATGCCCGGCGCAACCTGATCGCGCTCACCGAACTGATGAACGCGGGCAATACGTGCGGCCACGCCGCTGTAACCCACCGTCACACCGGAAGCATCTGCACGGGCTTTCAGGTAGCGGGCGGTGCGCAGTTTTACGAACATGGGGACGCGCTTTGTGCTGTCCTGGTTGATGCGCCGGGTGCGTATTTCCAGAAAACGGTCGATGTCATCCCGGTAAAACGTGCGGATATTGTTTTTATCCTCATCCCACCCGGTAATGGTTCGCCCGTATTTCCCCGTGTCGTGATGCCAGTTTTTCAGCGTGCGTGCTTCGTTATTCCAGATAAAGCGAATGCGCTCCTGTATCCGGGTTACGCGGCGTCTGCGTGGTGTCCATGCAGTCCCGTCCGGCGCTTTCTGTGACCGGATACGTGCCTGCTGGGCGCGACGTAAATCCTGTGCCAGCTTTCTGGCGATGTTATTGATGGCCTGCTGATTCAGGCTGTCGCGGATGGCCTCAAAGGTTTCATCCACACGGGTGAATGCCTTATCCATCGCTTTCACCCCACGTCACATCCTGGAATACATGTGACCAGTCGCCTTCGGAAGAGGGCAGACGGGGTTTTGGCTCCGGCAGGTGTTCTGCCTGCGGTGTGCCCTGACTGTTGCGCGTAATGCGAACGCGTTCCCGCAGGGGGAGCGTAAACAGGAGATCGGCGCTGTCATCGTCATTGATAACGGCGGAAAATTTGATGTCCTGATTACGCTCCGGATTGAGCAACAACTGTGGCTGATTTTCGGATAACCACGCCAGTAGTGGCAACGTGAGGTCGTCCAGCTCCCCGGCGTAATCCATGACAAACATCACCATCTGATAGCGGTAAACAAACGAGGGCGTTTCTCCGGTCGTTTCAATGTTGCCGCTCTCCACGAAAATGGTGAATTTTTCCGGGTTGGCCTGACACCATCGGCATGAACGGGTCATGGCTTCACGCAGGGAATCAGTTTTCAGCATGGTTGTTGTCCTCGTTGTTCAGTCGTTGCAGCCTGCGCTGTTCCAGTAATTCAATGGCCCGTTTATCCGCGTTACAGGTTTCCAGTGCATCCAGAAGGCGGTCGCCCCATATACCGAGATTTCCCCATGTGGGAGTGTCAGGGAAGGGGGGAGGCGTTACCGGTATGGTCAGCGTCTGCGGTATAAGCCGGACTGACGGCGCTGGCCGTAGCGCGTTCTGCGTGCCTGCGCAGCCTGTCAGTAAAACGAGCGTCAGGCAAAGCGTGGGCGCATTCATCTTTTGCAATATCGTTGCGTAGCTGTTCACGTCTTGCCTCTCCGTCCTGATTGCGTTGCTGATTTTCCACGCGGAGTTGCGCCAGCACCTGCTGCATATCCTGTACCCCGGCGCTGATGATATTCAGGGTGTCGGCGGTACGTTTCAGGGTGCTGGCCTGCGCTTCGTTTCTGGCGTTCTCCCGGCCCAGCGACCATGACAGACGCATGGATGTTCCCCATCCGGCAATCAGAAGGAAAGCGACGCCAAGCGTTGGCCAGAGCTTCATGCCGGATAGGCTCCGTGTGGTAACTGAAAATGCGGTCCGTCTTTCAGGGTCTTCCAGTCGCCGCCCCATTCCACCGGAATATTCAGTTCCCGGCTGGCCTGTCTGAATGCGGCTGCGATTTTTTCGTACAGCGGCCATTCCCATGACACCTGGCTGCCGATATAAGCCACAACATCCACGGCATGTCCCGTAAGGTGGCGGCTGTTCATGGTCTGGCTCTTACCTGTGGCCACAAGTTGCTTCTGGCGGTAACGGCTGCGCAACCCTTCGGTGATACCAAAATCCACTTCCGAAATTTCCAGTGCCCGTCGGGTCACTTTCACCAGATCAGGATTTACGCCCTGCAAATTCTTTTCGCTCCGGCTGCTGAATTTAAATGTGTTGCTCATTCGTCCTTCTCCTTCACCCTGCGATTAAAGGCCGCAATAACCTTGTCGCGTGCTTTCTCTGCCCCCATAAAACCGATTGATGCGCCGATAAACGTCACGGCATCTTCAGGAAAACCGAAGAAGCGCAACGACCCGGCCACGGCCATGGCAAGAACGCCGCACGCCAGCGATCCCGTTACGGTCTGAACCAGTGTTCGTCCGTCATAAAGACTCATCAGCGCGGAAATGCTGACCGCCGCGCCTACTGCATACACCGTTGGCAGGTGGTCAAAGAGCCATGCAATAACCTGCTCTGTGATCCCTGTTTGAATGGTGCTCACTGCTACTCCCCCCACAACTGAATCATTTCTCGTTTCTTCTTCTCCGGCTCCGGCATCTCCACTTCCTGCCCGGCGTCCAGAAATACCTGCTGACAGAGTCCGGGGTTGGCATCCAGCACCTTTTCGGTGACGCCCTGCGTCGTGCCGTAGTACCGGAAACAGAGCGAATCCACGGTGTCGCCTTCCAGTGCCTTCACTTTCATCAGCACAACTCCGCAAAGATTCGCGGGCGGCACAGAATGTCAGAGATGGCCCAGCTCACATCGCGCCACAAATCCGATGTCTGTATATCCAGTGCGTCCGCCCGGCGGTCGCCCTTGTCCGTTGTGTCCGCATCGCGGTAACGCTCCAGAATCAGGGCGCGTGTGGCGGTATAAACAGCATTGCGCCAGCGCCAGAGATTGACGCTTTCTCCGTTAATTACGGGTGCCGGAACATCGGCCAGCGTCTGATGGCCAGCCGCCTGCTGTTCCTGCTGCCACGCTTCCAGCTCGCGGGTAACGTGTGCCACGGCCCCGGTGGCGGTATGCAGCAGGCGGGAGGTGGTCACACGGCCCGGCAGTCGTATCGCCAGACGCAGCTCACGCAGCACAATATCCGGCCAGAATGCGCCCGCTGAAATACGGGTATCACCATCATCGGTATCGGTGATGTCGTCCTCTGCGGGGCCGGGGTTGGTTCTGGCAACCATACTCATGGGGTTCACTCCTGAAAAAATCGGGCGGTGGGTATGCGGTGTAAACGGTCACGGAGTCAAACTGGAACACCGCGCACGCCGCCCGCTGACGGGGTCAGTCGTTAACCGCGCTTCGCCTTCTGCGTCGCGGTGGTTTTTCGTGTTGCAGGCTTCCGCGTTGTCTTTTTACTTTTGCTGCTTTCGTCCTGCGCCTGCGGTGTGCTGGCATCTTCTGGTGCGGCTGCGGAATCGGCTTTTTTCAGGGCGCGGGAAAGGGTTGCAATCTCGCGTTTCACACCTGCGTTCGGGTTCAGGTGCATCGCTTCGCGCAGCAGCTTCAGTGATGAGGCCATGCTGTCCGCATCGGTCAGGCCACGACGGGCAAAGGCGCACGCCTTGCATAATTTGGCGCGCACTTCGTCCGGCATGTCCTGGTCGGTGACAATCTCCCGGAGGGTGTCCAGTGGTTCGATAAAGGCGGACAAATCCGCGTCGGCATCCGCCCCGGCCTGCGTCAGTACCGGGTTGCAGATTTCTTCGGTCAGCACTGTGGCAGCAGTACGGCCAAAGTTATCCGGCATAATGAGGTTATGACGGACCACATACGCACCAATACGCAACGCCAGCGGAAGATCGCCGCAGTCAATCGCCCACACCATCAGCGTGGCAATCACTTCATCCTGCTGCCCGCCGTCAGCCTCCAGCGTTCCCTCAATCCAGCCGGAAAAATCCGGCAACAACTCTTTTTTGATGGCGGCTTTCGCGCTTCTGGCCTGTACGCCCTTAAGCCGGGCCTGTGCCAGACGCAGACGATACAGCACCTCTTCATGCGCGGTACGCGCGGCGTGGTCCACGCCTTCATTCGCCCGGCCTGCGCGCTGTGCCATCACGTTCTGCCAGTGTTGCTGTGCAGGAGTAATCATTTTTTCTCTCCGTTACAGGCGGGCATGATGCCCGCCGTGAGTTGATTAGCTGTCGGCGAACTTCAGGCCAGTAACCATCGCGCACTTGCCATAGTCTTCAACGACATAAGCGTCATTGATGGACTGGTAGGTGGCGATGCGGTTGTATTCCGGCTCGTCTTTCATCAGGCGACGCATTGAACCTTTCTGCCAGTAAATCGACAGGTTGTTGAACGAGGTGATCAGCATCATTGCATCCGGGAAGAACGGCGCAAGGAACACGCCCAGCCCGCCAATGGTGCGCGATGACAGGATGAGCTGCCCGGCGAGTAATTCCGCATTGGGATTCTGGCCGCTGATGCTGTTCAGCACGGGCAGACGCAGCGAGTTAAACAGGTTGCGCCCCATAATCACCACGAGGTCGTCAGCTTCCTTGTGCCATTCATCCAGCAGGGATGAACGCGCGTCCTGTACCAGTGCATCAGCGTTCGCATACTTACCCGCGTGCGCCACGGTGTTGTCCATGTTGCGGGAGGTCAGCGTCACGTCATTCATAACGCGTTCGCTGGCGTCGGTTCTGATGTGCTCCAGCCAGCCCACGTTAACGTCCTGAAGCAGCTTGTTGGTGCTGAAGTTGGACTCATCCGCGTGAGACGTGCCGTTGAAACCGATCATGATGCGGTCAAGCGCCACCTGTCGGGCAATCTGTGCGCTGATGCGGGACTGAAAATCAGGGTGTGCCGACCAGGCATCAAGCTTCGGATACGAAATAAACGTGTCGTAGTTCACCTGTTCGCACTGGTATTTGCGGTTTTTCAGATCAACCACGTTATTCGGGTTACGGCGTTTGGTGCCGTCATAACTGGTATTCGTGCGCGCAATCGGTCCTGTGGTATCCGGGAGGATTTTTTCGCCTTTCTGGTCGGTCACGCCGATCACGTTAATTCTTTTCGTAAATTCGGTACTTTCCTTTGAGGCGTTTTCAAAACGCTGCTGCACCGCGGGTTCCACGGTAAATCGCGATACCAGTGCAGATACCGGGATATTGTTAAGCGACGCCTGCTGCGCCATATAGCAACCCAGCTTGTTGCGGGTAATATCTGACATCACCAGATTCATAAAAAATTTGCTCCTTTGTCTTATCAGAAGTCAGCCAACTGGTCGGAGGCTGCGCCCGTTGCGGGGAAGCGGTTCTGCGGATCGCCGTCCTGCGTGCGCAGTTTTTCCTTCAGTGCTGCCAGCTCTGTGGTCAGTGACGTGATTTTCTGGCGGTCCTGCTGATGGCGGGTTTCCAGCACATTAAAACGGTCGATAATGTCGGCCTGTGACGTTGCGACGCCTTCCACCGCTTCCTGAATACGGGAAAAACTGGCGTCATCCGCTTTGCGGCCACGGCCAATAATCCCCATTACGCGGTTAAACCACTGGGTGCCTTCTTCCTGGCGTTGTTCTGCCATTTCGATGATTTCAGACTCGATGGCTTCGGAGATAAGCGGTGCTTCACCCTGGATACTGTTGAACGTCATCACCGCCTGACGCTGCTGTGCCGTGAATTTCAGGCGCTCAGTGCCCAGGCTTGCCGGGGTGTCGGTCATCGCCAGCCCGACCAGATAGGCGCGCCCGTTAACGGAGAACTGCGGGTGCAGTTCGATACTGGAATAGATTTTCTTGCCGTCAGCGACAAGCTGCTTCATGCGTTCGGTCGGTTCGATTTCTGCATACAGCGCAGTACGTCCGGCCAGCGGGCCTTCCGTAATATCTTCCGTACTCAGCGCGGTGACATCGCCCATTGCGGAAAATTCGCTTGACGGGCATGGCGAGAGATAGTGCTCAACGTTCACGCGGGCAGCGTAAACATCCGGGTTGAAGTTCTCGGCGGCTTCACGCAGATGTACCGGGCTGATTTCGCGGCCATCAACAGTTGATCCGGAGACAGCCACGCGAAACTTTTTGCGGGATGTCTTTTTTTCATTAGCCATAGTTTTTTGCCCCTCTGACTGGTTCTTCAGTCATGATGGCAAAGCGTAACAGGCTGATACAAAGGGCTTTTGTTGTAAGAAAACGGCCAGAACAGGGGGTTAAGGAGAACGGTTTCGCGCGCGGGTAATCTTCCTGTAATTACTCAGGGGGAGCAATGATTCAGGACGCTTTTGTGCGCCAGCGTGCGCGGCAACTTTACTGGCAGGGGTATCCGCCCGCAGAAATATCACGTCTGATGGGAATAAACCCGAACACGATTTATGCGTGGAAAAAACGCGACCAGTGGGATGAAACACCACCCGTGCAGCGTGTCACGCAGTCCATCGATGTGCGCCTCATCCAGCTTACTGAAAAACAGAATAAAACAGGCGGTGACTTTAAGGAAATAGACCTGCTGACCCGGCAGCTTAAAAAGCTGCATGATGGCCAGCCGGATGTGATGGCCGCAGGAAAGAAAGGCCGGGCGAAAAAACTCAAAAATCATTTCACGCCGGAACAGATTGCCGCACTGCGGGAAAAAATCATCAGCAGGCTGGAGTGGCATCAGCGGGGCTGGTTTGACTCCCTGACCCTTTGCAGGGAAGCCGGGATACGTAACAGGATGATCCTGAAATCCCGACAGATTGGGGCGACCTGGTATTTTGCACAGGAAGCACTGCTGATGGCGCTGCGTGACGATGTGGCGCAGCCTTACCAGCGTAACCAGATTTTTTTGTCTGCGTCGCGTCGTCAGGCGTTCCAGTTTAAAAGCATTATTCAGAAGGCCGCGGCTGAAGTTGATGTGGAGCTGAAAGGGGGCGATAAAATCATCCTCTCCAACGGCGCAGAGCTGCATTTTCTCGGCACTTCTGCTGCGTCGGCACAGTCCTATACGGGCAATTTTTATTTTGATGAATTTTTCTGGGTCAGTCGCTTTGCTGAACTGCGCAAGGTGGCTGGCGCTATGGCAACCCTCAGCGGACTGCGGCGCACCTACTTCTCCACGCCATCCACCGAAACGCACGAGGCATACGCCTACTGGAACGGCGACCGCTGGAACGAGAAAAAGGCCTCGCATAAACGCCAGCGTTTTTCTGTGGACTGGAAAACGCTGCATAACGGGCTTATCTGCCCTGACCGGACGTGGCGGCAAATTGTCACGCTGGAAGATGTGGTTAATCACGGCTGGAAACACACCGATATCGACGAAATTCGTGATGAAAACACCGAAGACGAGTTCCTCAATCTCTATATGTGTGAGTTTGTCCGCGAAGGGGAATCGGCATTTAACCTGAATATCCTGATTGGCTGCGGTGTTGACGGATACGACGACTGGAAAGACTGGAAACCTTTTGCTCCCCGCCCGATGGGGAATCGTCCGGTATGGATTGGGTATGACGCAAACGGCAGCAGTGGCAACGGCGACAGCGGCGCTGTGTCCGTGGTGGTTCCTCCGGCTGTTCCTGGTGGCCGTTTTCGAACGGTGGAGACGCGACGCGTTCAGGGGCTGGAGTTTGAAGAACAGGCCAGAGTCATTGAAGATTTCACGTATCGCTACAACGTGGAACACATCGGCATTGATGTGACGGGCGGGAACGGGGAGGCTGTTTATCAGATAGTGAAACGGTTTTTCCCTGCCGCTATTCCGTACACCTTCACGCTGTCATCAAAACGGTCGCTGGTACTGAAAATGCTGCAAATAATGCGTGCCGGGCGGTGGGAATACGATCGCGCCGAACGCGAGCTGGTCGCGGCCTTTAACGCCGTGCGTAAGGTGAAAACACCGGGCGGCTTTATCACTTACGAAACGGACCGCGCGAGGGGGATCAGCCACGGCGACCTTGCGTGGGCAACCATGCTTGCTGTCATTAACGAACCAATTGGCGGCGAAGGAGAAAACGAGCGTTTCACGGTTATGGAGTTCTGATGAGCAGAAAAAATAAAAAAGTGCGCATGAGTTCACGCATTGATCTCGCTGATGCACTCAGGAAAGAATCGTCGCTCAGTGCATTCACTTTTGATGGTCCTTATCGCCTGACCGGGCATGATTTGCTGGACAATATGTACTGTGCTGATAACGGGCGGTGGTATGAAACCCCGGTGGACTGGTACGGTCTGGCAAGAGCCGCCCGGCAAACGTCCTGGCATCAGTCTGCGCTTTACTTTAAGCGCAATGTATTGCTCGGTTGCTACATCCCGCACCCGCTGCTTTCCCGGCAGGATTTCTCGGCGCTGGCGCTGGACTGGTTTGTGTTCGGTAACGCATTCCTTGAGCTTCGAAGCAATATGCTCGGCGAACCGCTTAAATTACGGCACGCCCTGGCGAAATACATGCGACGCGGAAGCGATCTTGAATCATGGTGGTATGTGCAGGATGGCAAGGACGCGTTTCAGTTTCGCCCAGGCAAAGTGTGCCACCTGATGAATCCTGACATTAACCAGGAAATCTACGGCATGCCGGAATATCTCGGCGCATTACTCTCGGCCAGCCTGTCTCATTCGGCGGACATGTTCAGAAAACTGTATTACGACAACGGATCCCACGCCGGGTGCATCATCTACATCGGTGCAGCGCAGGTAAACCGTGAAAGCATGGACTCCCTGAAAGAAACGCTACAGGGTGCACGTGGTGGTGGTGCGTTTAAAAACGTGCTCATTCATGCGCCCAACGGGGGCAAAGAAGGTGTGCAAATTTTGCCGTTCCAGCAGATCACCGCAAAGGATGAGTTCATGAATGTTAAGTCGGCATCCCGTGATGATGTGCTGGCTGCGCACCGCGTTCCGCCGCAACTGATGGGGGCGATGCCGGGCGAAAAAAGTGCGTTTGGTGATGTGGAAAAGGCCGCGCGGGTTTACGCAATTAACGAGCTGATGCCTGTCATGGAGGCCATGAAGCACATCAATGACTGGCTTGGCGAAGAGGTGATCCGTTTTAATTCTTATGCTCTTCTTGATGAAAAAACAGCCCCGTGATGGGGCTGTCCTTTTTACCAGAGTTGAACCATTTTCTGGGTGCCGTCAGGCTTGAGATTATCAATTTCAGAGAGAACGTAATATTGAATGGCTTCACAAACGGTGGTGTATGGTGAATTACCTTCTTTAAGTGGCACGATATTATTATTAACGCGAACCTGTATTTCATCGTTATACATTGCGATCGAAAGAGGAGTATGCACGAACGCGACTTCGCCAGGTGTGTCGTCAACCACTGTCTCAATGCTGAAAATCAGTTTTCGCTCATCATTGCTGCCTCTTGCTTTGGGGGTTGCGGCAGGAATCTGGGATAAAGGCATTCTGCGAAATCCTTCGGCCGTTTCCAGTCCGCATGAAACGTAATGCTGGCGATTACCGTCGATATCTGTCCACGTTTGTGACGGCAGATCCAGCGAGATTTCATAAGCATCAACAATTCCCTGGGCAAGGCGTACAAGCGGGGTCAGGTCTTCATTGCGGCGAAAGCTCTCCTTTACCTGCTCTCGTTTTTCTCTTAACTGCTTGTAATTAATGACCATAAGACAGCCTCCATTGATTTCTTTGCTCGTATTTTGCACTTATGAAGTGTGGTCGGCAAGGTGCCGTATCGCTGACGCGCTTCGCTTGTCTGCTGCTTCGCCGGGGCATAAAAAATTTATGCCCCGACTCTCCAGCTCCTGTATCAATCAGATAATTTCACGACGTCTTCCAACTTATCGCCATCATCGACGGCCAGACTCTTACGCAATCCCATCGCGCTGATAGCATGTTCTCACTGCCTCAGTGCGATTTTGACGGCCTTATCTGTTATCCCATCAAATCAGACCCCTTACGTCTTTTTCACGCTCAGCGTGAGCGATACAGCCATTCTGTTGTGTCACTGCGACATCGTTCAGGGAATGCTATCCCCCCCCTGAAACGCGGGCTGTTCCCCCGTCACCTGCGCGCAGAAAAAACGCGTTTTTTTGTGCACGCACGGATCCTTGACGGATCCAGCCGCCACGGGGGCCGGAAGGGCAAAAAGTCGTTCAAAAAAATTGTGCAAATTTGTGCACTATTGTGCATTAAAATAAACGCCCTGGAAGAGGGCGTTTTGGCTCATTTCTATAGCTTTGATGCAGGCTGGGCTAGATGCAAGGGTTGGACATACCAGCCTTTTGATAACCAACTCTCTGCAACCTCTTTACTCCTTGTTATTGCTGGTATTCCGATGCCGTTATTTACATGCATCCATGCTACTGGCTCTGCTTCCAGTGATGCCAGTGCAATTTCATAAGCACGGCGCTCAATATTGTCTCGAACGTCCAGGCTGCCTATGCGCTCTTTGATTTCTTTAATCAGTTCTTTGTCGGTGAAAGTTGTCATGTGTTAGTCCTTATCCTGCTGTGCTTTCAACTGATGAGGGGAACAAAATCTTTTCATCAAACCCTGCATTCATATCATGAACAGCAACACACCAATCCATTGACGAACGATTATCAAGAGCCTCCATGATTTCATCCATGCGGCGCAGGTCATACAGGTAAATGCTTTTATCGCCAATGGTGTAAAAACCAATTTTTTTCGGTGATGGGCAGCGATCAAGAACGTCCTGTAATTCATTCAACCATGCCCGTTCTTTTTTTGTTAAAGTTGCCATATCACTCTCCTTTGATGCGAATGCCAGTGGTACTCATTCTCCTGATTTCCCAGAGCACACGAGGAACACCACCGTTTCCGACCGGATCGCGTTTACTCCGCAGGGCGACGCTTGATTCCGCCCAGCTTTTTCTTGGAGGAAGCTCTTTCACACGAACAAAACCAGCTGCGCGAAGAGATGCTCCTGATTCATCTGCCTGGGTGTACGTAATACAACGTTGATAACCCATAGCTTTTGCTGCCCGCCAGACAGCACCATAAAGCGCGCTGTTAGCGTTGCGTTCTCCTGTGGTACATGTGCGATTTACTTCAAGCGTTAATCCATCGTCCAAATGTCGTGCAACAGGTCGACCGGCTGTCGCCACACCTATCAATTCTCCGGCATCATTTCTCAGACCAATGCTGAATTTATGCCCCACCGGGGGTTTATTGTGTCGGTGATGTCTGGATATAAACGCCTTCGCAACACGAAGAGTAACCGGTGAAATTTGCATTCTCACTCTCCTTTGATGCCAATGTTTACAGTCTGGCAAGCTTCTCTGAGCACCCAGTCAACAGCGTCTTTCCATGCTCCGGTTTCGGTTGGCGGATTCTCACGCTTTACCAGTTCATAGAAACGTACTGCTCTAACCAGTCCATCTGACGGTTTTGCCTGTAGTGCAGCCTGAGCTATACGGTATGCCTGGAGCATACGGGCGTCGTTGATATCCATTCCGAACGGAATTTCTGATGATCGTGATTCTGCATCTTCAAGCCTGGCAATTTCTTTACGTAAAAAGTATTTCAACTCTTGTTTTTGTTTTCTGTTCATGTGTTTTTTCCCTTTTTGTCTGCCACTTCTCTCCTGATAATTTCATTGCACAAATCCACGCACTCATTGCAGATGTAAACAGACGGTCCAGCAATCACCTTTGTGACTTCGTACTGGGATTTATTGCAGAAGCTGCAATAAATCGTTTCCTCGCCTGAAGCCCATGTTTTGCTGGTTTTGCCAGACATCAGTTGTTTGAGGTCTTTTTCACGACGAAGAACTATCTGGCCACATTCAGCTATTTTTTGGATGTTGACATTTTCTTCTTGCGCCAGCGCTTCCATCCGCTCAATCAGTCGCTGCGCTTTTTCTCTGTCAATGTGTTGCATTGTGTCCCCCTTGTTTATGTTCCCGGGTTAAAGTCATCAGGGCGGATGCGCCCTGATGTTGTGTTATTCGGGAAATAACGCCCGGATATTTCCGGCCATCTGACTGGTTATCTGTGCGGTTGGTGCTGGCTGTGACACGGGGCGTTCTGTCCTGGTTTGTGTCAGGGATAACGCTTCATCGTCAGCCCATGCAGCCAGTCGGTAAGCCTCTGCCGGATTAATTTTCATAAGTGCCAGTCCGGCCAGAAAAGCCACACGTTGACCACTTTTGCGGGCTTCTGGTGTAAGGCTGTCCAGCCAGGCGCATGCTTTGCCTTCGTTCTTGACGGCGGCGGGCTTCAGATAGAAACTTATCCGTCTGGTTGGTGTCGTCATTGGTTTACTCCTTGTCCATTGCGTACAGCCCATTAACCAGAGCAAACTGTGGCACCCCGTCCGCGATGAAAGTCGCATTAACTCCGCAGGCTTCGCGGATAGCGGGTGCCACAATCTCCGCCCCGCCACCGACAACCATCACCCGCCCGTAACCCGAAAAACCCGCCAGCGCGCGGATCACGCGTTGTTTCAGTGTTTCTTCCTTTTCACGAATAACCGCCATCAGGCTGTTGTAATGCGCGTCATTGTGGATGTGCTGGCGCAGCCAGGCTTCATCATGGCGATGTTCGATAATGGTATTGGCGATGTGGTGACTGGTACGCATACCGTTAGTGGCCATCACCGACAGTACGGCATCGGCCATCAGGGAAACGCCTACGTGTGGATCGCAAAACACCTGGCTGATACCTGCCAGTTGTCCCTGAACCTTTGCCACATCCAGCGTGGTTCCGCCTAAATCCACAATCAGCAGGGATTCAAACGGACTCATGTCAGCCAGTGCTTTAAAGCCAGCCGGAATGGATTCAGGCATAACCCGCACGTTACGGATAGTGAATGCCTCACCGTTCTGGTACTCCACCGGGCGCATAACGTTCGCTTTTTTGCGGTTGATGTTGGCCATGTCCGGCTGTGCGTTTGTGTCGAAATACTCGCTCAGTGGCAGGGTGACAACCACATCCACCTCCTGTGGTGTGATGCCTGATTTGACCAGCGCGTGGTGAATGGCGATTACATTCACATCGCTGTACTGGTATTGCGTGTCGGTCGTCTGGACAAAGCGATCGCTGACCGGATCAAAACCATAGCGCACGCCATCAAGCATGTAGTTCGCAGGCTGCGAGCCACCGAACGGCGCAGACCATTCCGACTTGAAGCTGTTCGGGCTGATGGCGTTGCGGCGTTCGCTGTTCTCAGTCCATGCCAGCTTGATGTTGGTGGAGCCGTCGTCGATACAAATTTTCATGTCGCTTTTCCTTATGTTGATTAATTAATCGTTTACGGGGTTTTTAAATCCCGTTTTTGCCTGTTTTATGCGCGCTTCATATATCGCGGCGCGTTTTTTGCTCATTTACGGGATTTGTGAATCCCGTTTCTGTCTGTTTTTTGTTTCCATTGGTCAGGCCACCCCGCAGCAGGTCTGCTTTGCGGCGGGCGCGTTCAGTGGTTTCACTGATTCTCTGTGCGTGCTCTGCGTCACGGATGGCGCGCAGCATGTCAGAAAGCACGGTAACGGGTGTCTTCATGGTGTTCTGGTCTTGCTGAAGTGTGGATGCCAGGCGTGCGGCGGCTTCGGGGTCTGATGCCCCCAGCTGTTCCAGATAACTGGCGACCGGGTTATGGCGGATCTCCGTGCTGCTTACGCCGTGATTACGGCTCAGGCGCTGCCAGAGCTGCGTGATTCGGTTGTCCGGGCGGGTATCCGGTTTGCGTACAATTTCAAATCCCTGCGGTGCAATGATGCTGCCGTCAACGTACAGACTGCCGCCCCGTAACAGGTGCTGCATCTGCTGTTCACCGATATGCAGGCCGAGAGATTCAGCAGACTCCCGCCATTCTTTAGCGAGTAATTCGTGGTTATCAGGCAAAGGCCGCTGCTGTTTGCGGCTCTGTGTCCAGCTCTGCATTTCATCACTGCTGTTTTTTGCCTGTTTGTCACGAAGCGAACGCATCAGCGCCCGGCGTTCGTGCCGTTTCAGTGAGCGCATCCATTCGTTCACTTCAACGCCGTCAGGGAGCTGCGGCCACGGTGCTGGCCGTTCTTCCGGCTGTTCTGTCCCGTTGTTGTCCGTTTCCTGTACACGGGGACAGTTATTGCCACGAGTCCAAGGGGCGGCAGGGCCGCCCTGAAGGTCAAAACCATTTTCGCGGGCGCTGTCTTCCGCTTCCGGTTTACGTCTTACCAGCTTCCAGTTATCCGGATGCGTGCACACACGGGAGGATTCCCCGATGAATGGCGACCAGATCCCGTAAATCTGTACACTCTGTTCGCCGTAATCGTTCAGCTCATCTGCGAGGTCGTAGGCTGTGCGAATCAGGTAGTCCTTGCGCGGAACAAGTACGCCACCCTGTTTTTCAATGTAGGTGGCAAAACATCCGGCATCAGCGGCAGCGAGTACCGCATCCATTGCGTCATCCTTCAGCCGTTGCGGGCCTTCCGGGTTGCGTGCCATCTGGCTGGCAAGGCGGCGCAGTTCACGCCACACCTGACGGGAGGGGATGCCAAAGAACTGGAACTGGCGGACCCGATGAAGGCGCGCCCAGCCGATGGCGCGCTCCACGCTCTCGGCCATTGATTTTCCGGTTTCGTGGTCAACGCGTGGTTTGCCCGTTTTCGGGTCGATTCCATCCACGGCGCGGCTGTCCAGGTTTTTTCCGATGTAGGTGGCGATGTAGCTGGTTGGCGTGCCTTTGGAGCCGTCGACGTACTCCACCTTAAAGCGCGGAGTAATATCATTGCCCAGCTCGTGGCGGTCTTCCTGAATGGCAATATCGCGGGTGATGGCCACGATGCTGTCGATTTCTTCCGGATGAGCAAAGACCATCATATGCCAGTGCACGGTGCCGTCATGGTGAGGCTCCACCGTGCGGATGCCATACCAGCGCAGGCCGTCGCGGTTCAGTTTTTTGCGGACCGCCGCAAAAAACGTGTTAACCAGGTAATCGCTGGAGTCGCGCATGGTGGCCCCGTTCCATTTGGGATTCGGATGACCGTTCTCTGTTGTGGCGTGGTATTTTGACGGGCAGGTGACAGTCAGAAACACCGCTTTGTCGCCACGGGCTTCGGCCAGAAGTTCCAGTCCCTTCATGGTGGCCATCATTTCTGCCTTACGGTGAACCGGGTTACTTACTCCCGCGTAATACACTGTCTCGAGATCAATCGTGAAACCGTCTTCGTTTTCCAGTTCGAAGCTCTTCAGGAAGTCGCGGGTTTTCTCGCGCTGTGCGCGAAACTCGCTTAACGCGTCCTGGCTCAGATAGGGTGATGTTTTTCTGGAAACCAGACAGGCGGCGCGGAGTTGTTCTTCTCTCCACTCACAACGTAACAGCCACAGTTTGCGTTTCCACCAGTCCGCACAGGTCAGGCGAAGGATTGCGCCCGGCAGCAGTTCCGTATCCGGTTCGCTCTTGTTCAGGGCTTCGTAATGTGGCGGCATGATGTGCAGGCGTAATGCGATACGAGCCAGCATCCGGTAAGCCTTCAACATTACATCCATGGTCAGCTCGCCATCTCTGGCACCAAAGCCATCGCAGAGTGTTTCGAAGGTGCTGCTGAACATCGCCGCGGTCATGGTGGCCAGCGTCTGTATCTGGTGCTTGTTGAGCTGCGGCAGGTAAAGCAAATCGTCCAGGCGTTCGCGCCCGGCAAGGGAGCGATAACCCGGTGTCAGCCAGCGTCCGTCAGTGCGATCCAGACGTTCGAATATTTTGCGCAGGGTTCCGCGTGCATAGCGTTCCGCCTGCCAGCTCTTTTTGCCTTTCTGGCGATCGGCTTCCTGTTTTTTGCGCAGGAAAGAGAGGTGGCGGCTCAGTGGTTCACGCAGATAAACAGGTAGTGCCTTTAGTGTGGCAAAGGCACGGGCTACCGGGTCTTGTTCTGTTGCCCGGCGCTTACTGATGATGCTCTGTGCCAGCTTTTCACGCTGTCCGGCTTCCTCAAGGGATGCCATGAGTTTTTTACCCATGGCGGATTGTGCGAAAAAGGCTTCTTCCTTCGCTTCCTGTTCTTCCTGTGCCCTTTTGTCCGCCTCAAGGTAGTAACGGATGGCGCGTTGCAGGTCGGTTTCAGTTTCCTGCCTGCGCTCCGTAAATCTGGCCGGATCAATGGCTGGCCGTGGTTCATTCCAGCTCCATGCAAACTCACTCATGGCTGGTATCCCGTCACGCGCTGCCACTCCTGCGAGAAGATGGCGGAAAGGCGGTTAAATTCAGCGGTGTATTCACTCAGCGAGGCACACCCGCCAGCAGTGCGATGCGCCAGCATTGCCGCAAATACGGAGGCCGGGGAGTCATGATACGCCAGCAGTGATTCGCCGTGTGGTGTCAGGCAGTGCAACGCCAGCCCGTGTGGTGTGAAATCCACGCGGTAGCAGTCGTCTACTGTGAAATAAAGGGTGTCCGCATTCTCCGGTTTTGTGGTGCGTGCTCTGTTGTCACGACCACGGATGTAGAGATCAAATAATCCCTGAAGAATGGGAGCCAGACGGGTGTCCTGTGTGCGCACCCATCTTGTGAAGTCATGAGCGTCAATCATGCTGCAATTCTCTTTACTACAGGTGTGCGAAGGCCTCCCGCCGCAAGGTGCAGGAAAGGCCTGGAACAGGAATTAATGGGGTTTGTTTTGCTGCTGAAAGAGCTGCTGAAGCTCGCGCAGATCATCCGCCAGATAGCTGAAAACAGCGGATGAATAGAGGTTTGAAAGTTCGCAGCTACGCTCATGCAGCATATTGATGTGCATGATTTTAGCGACGCGGAATGCGCGGGAAAGTCTGCGGTTGATTTCAGTCTGGATGTGACGACGCTCCGCGATAGCGCGGTGCTGTTTGCGGTTTGCCATGGTGTTTGGCCTCTTCGTTTGTGAGTTTTTGGATACTCACCAACCAGAGTTGAGAATCTCGGGGTGGCGAGACGTACGGGGTTCTCAACACCGGCAAACGAAGAAACCGGCCCGACCGAAGTCGGCCCCGTACGCCCCACCATAATTCGTGTGCGAAAAAGACGTGGCAATACAGTACGCACAAAAAAACCGCTGGCGCGGTTGTGCGCTTCGTTTGTCAGCAGGTTGAGAATCCCGGCACCCGTTTTATGAGGTGCAGCAGAAATGTAACCTGACTGATTGCGGCATGGCAAGCGGTTTTTTTGTGTGTGCATGCTCTGATTTCTTACTGGTTCAGAAAAAAATCAAAAACCTTGTCAATGCGTTGCAACAGCTCTTGCTGTATTGCTTCCGGCGTTTCCGGTTCGCCTGGCGCCTCCAATGTCGCGCAGAAATCAGCGATTTCATGATGGAGCGTCAGGCGAATGGCAGGAGCCGTGGTTCTGGCGTGCTCCAGCTCATCCAGCAATGCCAGCACCGCAGACGGCGAGAGCATTGCGCGAAATGCCAGTAATTTTTGAGGTGTTGCCATTCGTTGCAGGGCAAATGCCAGTTCGCGTAGCTTCTGGTGGTTGATGGTGCTCATGTTCTGGCTTCCTTCAGTAGCTGGTTAAACATGTGAGTCAGTGGATTGCTACACCCGAACGGCATCGGGTTTACGTGGTAAGAAGCCTGGCCTCCAGTTTTGCGAGCGCGACCACCTGTGCTGCGGTTTGTTCTGATGACTAAGCCGCCGCGCCAAAGTTGGCGTAACTCAGCATTAATGGCTGTGGTTGGAGTATTCAGTGCTGCTGCGATTTCTCCGCCGCTACAACCCGGATGGGTAGCGATGTAGTCCAGAATGGTCATCTGCGTGGCTCCTGTACCTGTCGGATAAGATTCACCCGCGCCACGTTGGTGGCGCAGAAATAAGTGCCGTCAGTGAGGTAGATGTGGTGTGCATCCTTTTCCGAACGATGTTTGTCGATAGTGGTAATCAGTCGTTCGTCGACCTCGTATTCGCGCCCTCTGGAGGTAAAGCGAACGACGGGAAAATGCTTAATTGCCATTGCGCCCCCCTTTGTCCAGTAACCCTATGCGTTAAATACGGTGTGTCGGGCGTCATCAATGAATGCAACTTGAGAGCGCTCTATCAGGCGGAGATTTGTCAGAAGCGCTGATTCCCTTATGGGGTGAGGAGTGATCAGGTATTTGTCCTGTAATCCGGCAATAATGGTGATCGCTGTAGCTCCGAGCCAATTGTGTAAATAAGGCGTCCGGTGTTAGATAAATCCAGTCCGGTGACTGGTTGAGTTTTGAAAAGCGTAAGTTCCGCACCCTGTTCTTCGATGATTTTGGCGGCTTCTGCCGTGACTTTTGCGACTATCATTGTGTGGGTCGCGACGTCTATATGATTATTTGCTACGGCTTTTTTCGCTACTTCGCTTTCCATCTTTGAAATTTCTTTCAGTGCTCTGATGATACCTTCTTCTTTTGCGTGCATTTTTGTATCTCCGTTATCTGCGTGTGCGAATACCTCCGTTAATACGGATGGTTTTCACGTTTTCTTATTTAATTTGATGTTTTATTTGTATCGTTATTCACCAGTGAAAAAACGTTCAATCTTTTTTACTGAATGAATAATTCGCATAATCCCAATGGCGCAGGCCACTGAAATAATCAGAGCAAGCCATGAAATAAATATACTCATGCGATATTCCCCAGCTTATACGGTTCAATATGTTCCCCGCATTCTGCGGCACAGATTAGCTCGGAAAGTTCGTTAAGTGCATCCAGATCATCAGCGTAAAAAGCCACGTCATACAGACTCCGGATTGCCCTGGTCAATGAGTCACGGGCTGCACGTTCAGCATGAGCGCCTGATGCACTTAAGCGAAAATAAAAACGCTCAAGTGCTTTGTTAATGAGAGTTTTATATTCTTTGCCCATCGCAACGCCCTTTAATCTGCTTTCTGAATTTCAGCTTCTGAATCCATACAAATAATTTCGATATATGGTTCATCGCCATTAACCTGACGTGCCTTTTCAGCTTCGCTAATGATTTCTCGCACGGTCTGGTACGGAAGCTCCACAGTCAAGCGCGTACCGTTCAGATAAACGTAAGTAGCTGCGTTTTTTTCGGATGGAACAACTCCGTCAATGGCTGATGCGCGTAATAACAGTTCACCGCGAAAATCAATAAAACGGATAAATACACCTTGTGCATGCTCTTTGGTCATAAAGCACCTGTTATAAATCAGCCTGTTTAATAAAACTTTGCCCGCGAAGCAGACGATCAACCGTGCGTAGTGCTTCGTATAATGTGAAATCCTGCCCGAACTGATTGTCGCCGCAGCTCAATGCAAAAATGCGGTTTCCGGTAAACGGATTGCGTGGACATTTGCGGACCACGATTCCAGCTTTCTCAATCAGCCAGGCATGCTCGCCGATTTGTTTTACTGGGTAGCCATCCGGCGTTGCGTGTGTATCACTCAGGCTGTAGCGGATGTTGCTGCGTGATGCGCTGGTAGCGAAACGGTTAGCGTGGCGTTCAGCACCATTACGAAAGCGTGAATTACGTTGCTGTTTCATATCAAAACTCCCTGCATCTCATGCAGCAAAATTAAGAAAGCCTAATCCCAAATCTTCCGCCAGCTTCTTAGCTTTATTAAGCCAGTGGTTGCGCCAATCTTTACGCTCAGGAGGAAGCTGTTTCGTTGCGTCATAGACCATTTCGAGCCACTCGTTCCATAAGATGAGGAGGCGGCGTGAACTTCCTTCCTCGCCTAAAACTTCACGCTCAGTAGCCAGAGGGATGAGCCGACGTTCCACCAACTTTCTTACGGCTGATTCGGTCTTGCCCGTGCGGCGGGCAAATTCATCGACGGTGATGGGGTCTGGGATCTTAAACAATGCCCTCAATAGTTCTTCATTCATGTGATAATCTCCCTGTTTGGGGTATTTCTTGCGACGGATGCCCCAAATCAAACTCATTTGTATAAACATTAATACAGACGTTGGAGAATTGCAACATGCGTATGACTATTGGAGAGCGCATAAAAATCATGCGTGAAAGCGAGAGACTTACTAGCCTCCCGGATACAGCAAAAATGCTTGGTTTAAACCGTGATGCTCTGTGGAGATATGAAAGCGGTAAAACTATCCCTAATGCTGAAGTAATTGAGCAAATACTAAACAACCCCAGATTTGAGAAATATGCGTTGTGGTTTATGACTGGAAAAATTGCGCCTGAATCCGGGCAGATAGCTCCGGCTCTCGCACACTATGGGCAAGAGCCAACGGACTTACCCCCATCCGAAAGGAAAATTGGTTAACCCTTTATTATTCTTACGTTTTACAAACTGGAAATGTCTTTCCTCGTTTCACCGGAGGGCTTGCCAATGGCAATTAAAGCGCTCGATGGTGGACGGTATAAAGTGGATGTTAGACCGCGTGGCCGAAGTGGACGTCGGATTCAGCGGATTTTTAAGAAAAAGGCAGATGCAGTGGCCTTTGAGCGTTATGTTCTCAGCCACATGCACGATAAGGAATGGCTTGAAAAGCCAACAGAGCAACGTCATCTCTCAGATCTGCTTCCGTTATGGTGGGAATTGGGTGGACGCAATAAGCCATATGCTAACGGCGTTCTAACCAGGTTGAAAAAAATCATCAAAGAAATGAATGATCCAAGGGTTAGCCAGATTAATGCTCGTTTCATGGCCGCTTATCGAAGCTCCCGTTTATCCTTGGGAGTAAAAGAGTCTACTGTTCGGCGTGATGAGTCGGATCTCGGAGGAATGTTTACACTCCTGGCAAATGCCGGGGAATTTCACGGAGAAAATCCGCTCCGCGCCCTCCCCTCTTTGAAACGAAAATCACCCGAAATGACGTATCTCACCACGGAAGAAATCGCCAAATTACTGGATGCAGTAAGCGGTGATGCCCGGCGGATTACGCTACTTTGTCTCAGTACTGGTGCGAGATGGGGAGAAGCGAAAAATCTGCGCGCGGAACACATCATCAATAACCGCGTGACGTTTAACAAAACTAAAAACGGAAAAGTTCGAATTATTCCTGTCTCTGATGAAGTTGTTAGTGAGATCAAAACAAAGAAATCCGGCCTTTTGTTTGACGTCAATTATGAGGAATATCGCAAGGTGCTTCGCAGTGTTAAGCCTGACCTACCGAAAGGGCAGGCTGTACATGTTCTACGCCATACCTTTGCAGCTCACTTTATGATTAATGGAGGAAATATACTTACGCTCCAGCGAATTATGGGGCACGCCACGATCCAGCAAACTATGACCTATGCGCACCTCGCTCCTGATTTCCTCCAGGATGCAATTTCACTTAATCCGTTAAAAGGAGGTATCCACATTTCATCCACATAA